TCCTTGAGGATATTGCCCTGATGGTCAACAGTTGCCTCGACGTTGCAGATGAACTTCAACCAATAGGTAAACCGTGTTGTGTATTTACCATCAGAATAATCTATGATGTCTTGAATTTTCATAAGTCTTTTACTTGAGGGGAGGGCAATGACTCTGGCTCATCTTCTACTTCATCACTCTCAAATGGCTTTTGGATCAGCTTTGATCCACGATTGGCGGCAAAAATAGATGCTACCCAAGTCAAGGCCGATGAAGGATTAAATTGATTCTCTGGATGGAAGTGATGAGAAATCACGGTGTATCCAATAAGAACAGCAAAGGCACAAACAAGAATAATTTCCCATACAAGGAATGAGATTCTTAAACTAGATGGAGTGCCATTAGTTTCACTGACAACTCCTTGAAGGAATTTCATCATAGGTGTGATAGCAAAGCCCAAGAAGCACCAAATGCTGAAGCACCAGCACCAATACCAATAAACAATCCGTAAGGTGAGAATGCCATTGCAATCCTACCAACAAAGAATCCAGCAATTAATCCAATCAATGAAGAAAGGAAGAACAGAAGTTTGTTGAAGTGAGAAATCTTTTGCTTGAGATCAGCAATTACTTTGTCCTTTTCTTTATCGGCATTCATAAAGAAATCCCTCTGTGCCTGGATCTTCTTTGCTAGATCAGATTCCGTAAATAGTTGGGTCTGAACTTGCTTGATTTCGCTCTGTGCAACCTCAATAGCTTTGTTTTTCAGTGCTATGCTTTTATCTTTCAGAGCCGCATTTAATGCTTTTGCGGCATTGGTCGTATTGGCAATCGCTGGACTCAAATCCACATACACGGGCTTGGGTACACTGGCACACCCAACCAAAAGAAAAAGTGATATGAAAACCAGATACTTCATTTGCTTAATTTCTTAATGCTTGCATAAATAGCAATGCAACCAGCAAAGAAAGAAACAATGAAAGTAATGTTCTGCAACCAAATGTGTGACGTATTAAAGAAAGAGATCAGCAAAGTTACAAGGGAAACTAAAGCACTTGTTGATGCTGTTCCGTCAGGACTTGGAGAGGACGAATGATTCATGGCTTACGCCTGTTTAGGTATAAATCCTTGTAGGAATGCCTGTGGATCTGCTCCAAGAACAGCAGTCAATCTTGCATCTGTATCTGCATCAGTCCAAGTTCCAGCTGATACATAATCAGCACCTTTCCAAAGCATAACACCAACATTTAGATTTTTAATAATAGCTCTGCAAGTTTTTGCCGTATTGTCATAAACAATTTTGTAATCTAATGAATTAAAAATTACGTCAAACGATCCTTTTGTTCCATCTTCATTCGTGGAAGGAATAGTAATTGTGATAGGTGGGTTTAGAGTAATCATAAAACAATTGGGAATGGTAATTTAAGAAGTTCAGTTAATAATACATTAGAAAGAGAAATTCCTCCACCTCCAGCAATAGAAAGAGTAATTGAAGAAGCTCCAGCGGCAGATTGAATTGATCGTTGAATTTGAGTAAGCGTCAAAGGATATGTGTAAATAAGTGATCCAGTAACACTTCCAGATGCTTGAGCATTAGCGTCTGTATAAGAATAGTTAGTTGCAGAATCATAAAAAGTTGCATTACCATATATTATTCCACCAGTTGATGCACTATTTGCATCAATATCATAAGATGAAGCATTGGTAGAATTGTTATGAAAATAAGCATTTCCATAAATGAACCCCGTTGATGCACCTCCATCATTAGATTGTGAATTTGTGGAGTTATTATAAAAATAAGCATTTCCATAAATAGCTCCATCATTATTTCCTCCGCTACCAGTTGCGGAGCTATCATAAAAATTTACTATTGCTCCATTGGATAAATAAAGAATTCCATTAGTATCTCCTCCCCCTAATGTTGTTGTATTGTAAAAATTTATTGATCCTCCAAGTTGATTAAAAGATTGGCCTTGAATAAATGAAACGCCACTAACAGAAGTTAATCCAGAAACATTAAAAGTTCCATTGGATGACCAAACATATCCATATGGAATGTAACAATTTGAACAATTAAAATCTACATTAAAATTAAATCCATCGCCATCCCAATTTCCATAATGAACAGGAGAAACAGTACCAAAATATATTGTTGATACGGTAACAGTTGTAAGGGAATTCATTCCTGATACATTATCACAAATGTAAACAGTATCAGTTGAATTTGGTATTCTTCCAGCATGAGTAGTAAAGGATATATTAGTCCACCAATTAAGTGGATCATCCCATACAGTTGGTGTTCCAGCACCAGATACTTGAGAATTAAAATACAGCGTAGCCATATTTACAGAGTCCTAGTGCAAGAAACAAAAGCAGTTCCACTCCAAGTAAGAACAAGCGTAGCAACTAACGAACCTTTATAAGAATAATTAATCCCAAGAGGATTTCCATTGCCGTCAGAACTTGTCACAACCACAGAATCGTAAATGGGAATGGAGAACCCACCTGTGGCGTTATAAATCTGCCACCTCTGTTCGCTATCGGTAGTATCTACAAATGATCCAAAAGAAAGAATTGGGACAGACATAACTATAAAATTGGTAGAACACCTTGGGGGGATAGAACCCCCAAGGCATCCAGAGTTTAATTAGAACAAGTAACCAGTGACGTACACATCACCATAGATCGCACCAATGCGTCCAGCGGTATCAGCCGTGGAAGCCTCGGTTGTGAGCGAGGGATTGTAGTACGAGAAGGTCGTGCTGGTCGTAGAAAGAACTTGAACAAGACCGTTATAAGCGGCATTGCCAATCGTAAGAACTTTAACCATCACACCTGGAACCAGCCAAGAGGGAACACTCGACACCGTGATGGTGCTGATGTTGTTGGCGGTAACACGGTTCGTTGAAGCCAGTGAAGGAACAGCGGCGGTCGTAACGTTGATACGCACATATTCCGTTGAAGCGGCTCCACCACCACCAGATCCAATAGCAGGATTTGGGTTGGCAACAGGGTCTTGACCAAGAACATAACCGTTAGTAGGAAGAGCAAATGCCGATTGAGACAGATTGCTAGTCGCATTTGGGCTAGTGGAAATTGGCGTAGCAGGAAGGGTAAGAGTTGTGAACAGAGGTTCACTTGTCGTACCGTTGTCGATTGCTACTTGTGCAGGGGTTCCATTAGTACCAAGAGCATTCTTATATACAATGAATGCATTCGTAGGAACGAATACGTTTTCATCGTAGTTAAGATTTCCAAGGTCATAAGTTCCTGCAACCGTGAAGTCAACGGACAATGGGCCGTAACGAACGATTGTCAGGTTATTAGGAGTGGGTTTAGGGACGGACATATAATTAGTTTTTTAGTTAAGATTAATAGTAGCTAGGAGTGTTATAAATAACATTGTTTTGAGTGTAAGCAACTACAACGGTATCAGAAGATGCCGTAACAGTAATTGGATACTGAAGAGGCCCACCACCAGAAAAAGACATACTAGCAAGCAATGTTGTAGTAGTTCCATTAATGTTAACGGTTGCCGTTCCAGAAGCACTGGTACTAACCGACCAAGTGAGGGCACTTGTAGGAATAGTAACAGATGCACCACTCGTGACAGTTTGGAAAACTGGTGTCAACGGTTGCCCGTACCCTGCGTATAGCAGGGCAGGGGCGTTGAGAACACTCGACGGAGCGTAATTAGCGTTGTTAAGTGACATCGTGTGTTTACCTTATTGATTAGATAGGCTGGCTAACAGTGCTGTTGCAAGCGTAGCAATCAGGGGTGTATTGAGGAGCATAGTTCGGTGACAGTGTGCAAGCCGCAGGGATCACCAACTGTGCATTGTTCAACCTGTGAAGGATGGAGTGCATCAGAGTAGGATCTTGGAACTGCATACCCATACGGAACTGGTTCCAGAAGAAACCTTGGTCACGCTTGATGTTGCATTCCCAATCTGGGTTCTTCCACTCCCAATCACCAGCGTAGTTCTGGGTCATGCCTTGAGCTTCACCGATACCACTTTGGGATGGGCTGATCCACTTGATCATTGCCTTGTTAACCCAAGGATTCGTGATACCGAAATCAGCATAGTTATAAGCAGTGTTCTGAACATACTTGCAACCAAGCTCCGTTGTGACGGGTATGTAAGGAAGCACACGAACCAGACGAGGCCAAGTCGTAGGATCGTTCACGTTGAACGTAGGAAGGGAAGCATTGTATGTCCAATCCACGTTGAAGCGAACACCGTTGATGTCGTTACAGAAAGCGTAGTTACCGATGACACGATCAATACCAAGAGAGTATTGAAGTTGCTTGTCATCAAAGTCGCTGACGCTCTCCCACCATCCACTAGACTGCTTGGCATACTGCCAGAGCTGACGAAGAACACGGGAATCAGGAACGATGATCTCAAGGAGAGGGCGACCAGCGGCCTCACTTACGTCGAGACGATAAGCGTCATCTTCACGCTGAAGGTTGATGAGGATGTCATCAAGGGTGTCAAGCGAGAGAAGACCAATGTTGTTAAGCTGTGAAGCTGGCATCTTAACATAGACATAGCCCATGTTGTAGCTACCCTCGTTCGTGCCCTCGAAAGGCTGAACGATGAACATCTGATCATCAGGAGTAACACAAGAGACAAGGGACTGACCATTGCTAACAGGAACCCACTTGTGTCCAGCACCACCGATCCAGTTGGAACGAGCGAACTCCTCATGGACGTTCTTGGTGATGTTGACATTGGTATTCATGATGTGATCCATCTCCTCTTGAGGGAAGAGACGATACATGAAATCGGTAAGCTGATACCAATCGGTACGCATAGCCTTGGTGAAGAGGCTGAAGCTGTACGATTCCGTACCAGGGTGAGCAATCGTCTCAAACTGAACGTCATCAGCGTTCTGGATGCAACGACCAGACTGAACTTGCTCCCAAGGCTGATCTGGATTGTACCATCCACGCCCGAAGCGGAATGCTTTCTGGGTCGGGAGAGTATTCAAAGGCCAAGTTTCTGTCTCAAGACGACCATAATAGATCGAATTGATTGCCATCTTTTTGATGAAAAACGGATTGTAATAGGTGCGGGCTTCCCTAAATAGGGTATCCACATCCTGACACGAACTAAATGTTACGCCATTTTGCGCCATATGATTAATTTGTTATTTGTTAGGTTGTGTGCCTTGAAAAGAGTCGCCTCCTCCAAAACACGGTTTTGGTTTGTGAGCGACTGGCAACCTCGCAGGGTCTTTATTTTTTCAACAACTGATGTCAACCTCACACCCCGCTTTTTATTTATGTCTGACGCTATCAGACTCGGTGCTTTGGCTGAAATCAATCGTTGATTGAACAACGACCAATCCAGAATTAAAATGTCAGAACAAGCTATTAGTGGTTTTCTAATAGCTCGTCAACAATTAATTTATCTATTTCTAAATTTAGCAAATAAACTTGCTGGAGTTCTTTCCTCCACTTCCGTTGCTTTGCCAGATGAAGAAGATCCCATGAGACCATCAGATGTGGAAGATCCACGCATCTTTTTGATGGTTTCTTGCAATTCAGCAATTTGTTTTTCTTGTGCAAAAGAATAAGCCTTTAGTTTTTTATATTTCGAGCCTTGGGTAAGAACCTTCGTTATTTGCTCTGGAGCATAGTTGCTGTTCTCACGCAATGCCGCTTCAGCAATCAACTCATCTTCTGTTGTATCATCATCAATCTTTTGTGATGCAATAATCTTTGCAATCTCTTCTGGATATTTAATGGAATCCTCAAGCGACTGCTTGGCTTGGAGGAATGCATCCTGCCAGCGTTTTCCGATTTGGGATTTGGTCATGTTTGCACGACGAGCCTTCTCCTCATCAGCTTGTGCCTTGGTTATCTCCCAATTCTGGAGAGCTTGGATACGATTCTCAACCTTACCAAGAACATCGTAAGCTGTAGTATTGAATTTAGCCTGTTCCATAGGAGAGAGATTCTCGTAGATGGCATTAAGAGTCTGTTTGGAAATCTCACGCTGTCTGGATCTTTCATTCTGATCTGTTGTGCGAAGTGATGTTTCATATGCGGCAACAGCTTTCTCAAATTCCGTAACGTAAGTTGGGTCTTCCCCAAGGATCATTTTGATCTGACTATAACCATTGAGAATAGGTTGATCATAATTCTCTTTGAATACTGGATCAGCAGGAAGGTTGAGGAATGCATTTGCTTTGCGAAGCTGTTCAAGATCATTGGAGAGTGCTTCTTCACGCTCTTGCTTTTCTTTGATTGCCAATTCCAATTCTTTTTGGAGTTTTTCAACTTGTTTTTTTGTTTCGCTATCGTCGATCTTGGAACGAAGCTCCTCAATCTCTTGTTTGGACTTCTCATAATCAGCGACCTTGGCTTTTAGTTCAGCGGCTTCTTTAGAAAGCTGTTCGTTGGTTTGCTTTAGAGTCTTGATGTATCCAGGCTTCTTTTCGTCTTCAACGGACGATGCCTTTATTTCTGGTTCTTCCCTATTTTCTACTGCTTCACGCCTAGCTTGTTTTTCCTCATCAACCTTATCTTGGAATTGAGAAGAATCTTGATTCAACTTCTCTGCCATTTTCTTAAACAGATCTGTAGGGTTTCCCTTTGGAGCTTCTTTGATGTCGCTCTTGAAAAAAGCATCAGCTTGTTTTACAGCGGCTTCTCTTGCGGCTTTGTCAGCGGCAGATGCGGCGGTAAGATTTGGGTTCTGTGCAGGGTCAATAGGTTGTTCAGACATGGTATTTTGTGGTTGTGGTTACTTGCGGAGATTAAGTTCTTCTGGTGTTAGTGAGTCATCAAGATCAGGATCAAGATCAAGATCATGTGTGGCTATTTTAGATACTTTGGGACGATCAATTGTCTCAAATTTATTGTCTTCTGCTTCTGTTGCCCACTCTTGAAGTGTCTTGAATACGGAAACTACAGTTGCATGGTCGTTTTTAACAAGCTCCTCATATAAAGAGGACTTTAATTCTGTGAAGCGTTTGTCGTTGACTATTGATGCGGCTAGGTTGAGTACGTTTTTATCCATTCTGGTTGCCTATTTCGGGGTTGCTTTGTGCTAGTTGTTCTTGCTGTGCAATAGCGGCTTGCTGTGCCGCCATGTCCTGTGTGTTTTGTTGGTCGTTATGATCCAACTCTTGTTCATGTTGATCCTGCATAGCTTGTGCATCCTGTGATGCCTTTGCCCTGTGGATCTGGATTTCATTAGCGGCTTTTGCCCTCTTGGTAGCAAGATCAGTTGATGCCCTTTCCATTGCCATTGTGTCATGCAACTTGGCTTTCTGTGCCATTGCCGCCAGCTTGATGTTTTCTTTCTTCTGAAGGAAATCAGTTTGCATGGATTCTTTAGCAACAAGAGCATGGAGCTTGACTTGCTCTGGCGACATATTCTGATCACCTTGCTGTTGCTGATTGGCTTTCTCAATTTGAGCAAGCTGGCTACCAAGTTCATCAGTTCCACGCTGAAGCTGTTGCATCTGCTGACCAAATTCTTTGGCAATTTGTTTCTTGGAAGGATCTTTCTGGATGAATCCAAGGTGAGCAGTAAGGTGTGGGCCTTTGAATCGGATGAGGCAAGCGTAGATATCTTTGATAAGATCAATAGCTTCCTCTGACATATTGTTGGCAACTTGACCACGGGTAGGTGCTTGAGGATTAACACCGGCACTCTGCAAGGCTTGTTGTGCTTCCTGCATAGATGCGGCGGCATCTTGGATATGACCCTTGAAATGCTCCACATGGTTCTGATCTGGATACACCCTAAAGTTAGCGGCATTACCTTTTGGATCAGTCATACCAATGTTCTCCATTGAGATGATTCCTTGCTCATCAGGGATCTCAACCTTGGTGTGCTGGAAGTAACGGTTCACATTTTGGCGACCATTCAATGCGGCAATCGCATCAGCGATAGCATTTGCTTGACCATCATTCATAGGAGTCATTCCCGTGAGTGAAACAGTCTGCTGTGCCGCCATCAGTTTGTATGATGGGCTACCAGAACCAGAAAGCATATTGGATTCAAGGTTCTCAATGTTTTCCCACTTCCATGCTTCTGCTGGAACATTGTTTTCCTCCATGAAATCAACAAACTTCTGCTTGAGTTTGTAACCATAACCACCCTTGGTCGTGCGGCTCATGCGTTTGTATAGGAGTTTCAGCCAGCGAGTCTGGTTGTCATTGAACCTACGAATTTGAGTACCTTGTAGCTTGGCACTTTCAGCGGCATCCATTTGGGATTCAGCTTTCGTCCTAGCCTTCCCTGTTTTGGAGTAATTGCCAATATTGTATGCACCAATTCCACGATAAAGATCAGCTTGATAAAACTGGATACCAGAAAGCACCTCGTTGAATGGGATGTTTACGGAAACTTGTTGTGGTTCCACATCTTGAGGAAGAACCATGAATGGCATCCACTCCATCTGCTTGAGCTTCTTGGTTGATTCAGCAGAACCACCCTTGAACATCAAACGAGTATTCCAATCTACGGCATCCATGAAACGATTCATGTGGATGTCATAAGCTCGGCATTGGATAAAGATAGCTTCAGCAAGACCCTGGATCTCATGCCAGATACCAGAACCAGTTGAGTCAGTCATGGGAGCAATGATGTCCTCCCAACCATTCTCATCCTTTTCTACCCAATCTTTTTTGTAATAAAGGAATCCTGTCTGATCACGATACTCTTCTTCCGTAAGATCCTTTCGACCATTTTCTTTGTAGCCAAGTACAAGACCTCCATAGTTTTGGAGAAGAAGCATCTTGGAGATAGATCCGTTAAACTCCATGATGTAGAGTTCATACAACTCAATGCGGAGAGTGTACAAACGGGAAAGATTCATGTTGCCAGATGCAACGTCCCTTAACCATTCCGTATTGGTATAAGTATTACGATAGTTGGTCGTGAACATCCGTAGTGCATCTACACAAGCCCAGAAGTTCCAACCCATTTCGGTTGCGTGTGCTTCTGCTTTTACTGGATCTTCTTCTCCACCAGTAATTTTGAGCCAAAACTCAAGTGGCGTATAGCTACGTTTGATGCAAAGCTCACCCAAGTTGGTAAGATCGGCATACGTTTTATCAGGAATCAAGACATTGGAGTTATGGAAACTTTTTGTGGGCCACCCATCCCTATCTTCAGCAATCTCAAATCCCTTTCCATACAAGCTCATCTCTTCAACATCCAATTCAACATTGTAGTTATAGGAAGGCCAAGAACGGAGCATCCGATCAAATCCCACACTGATAATATCACTCCATATTTTCTTTTCGGTAGGATTACCAATCTTGGTTGTGATATTTGCGGCTGTATTTCGCTCCATAACCATGTCCACAAAGCTGGACTTTTGGTTATCAACGATGAATTTCATTTGACGGAATGGCACATTGCTCATTCCTTGCATCTGCCTTGCGGCTACCTGACTATAATCTGTGGGAGGGAATCCCTTATAACATTTGTAAATACGTCCCCACTTACGTTCACGACCAGCATTGTCTAATCGAAGATTCCAGCAAATTGTAAATGCATCATTGGCTGTTTGGACACGGCTAGTAGGTGCTACACCATTGGAGTTGATGGTATTAAAACCCCAACTCGACACACCCTCACGATTTACAATTCTTTTTGTTTTTGCCATTTTAGCCTAGTGTTTGGTTCATTGCTTGTCTGCGTTTTTGACAAGCGGTGCAACCCTTTGCGGCTTGTTCAAGGTTCGTTTGAACCCCAAGTGTTGCCGCAACACGATCACCCAAGCTAGCAAATGTATGTATTACATTAGCCACCTTGTCGCCAGCTTCTTGCCAACAGTATTGACCTGGGATTCTCCCACAAATTTGTTGTTCGATCAAGTAATCTAAATTATCTGGCACTTCCACATTGTTATTTTTCATGTCACTGGCAACTTTGTTGGAGAATTGTCTGCCATAAGTCATCTCCATTCCATTGACACGATATTTAGTTCCCTTGTCATCGCTGTACTCATACCAGAGTCCACTTGGGATCGGCCCGTTTTTATCCTTTAGTCTCATGTAGCTCAAATGATTTGCATTCTTTTTATATTTTTGTCAATAGTTAATCCACATGGAATATAACGGATTGGTTTTGGATGCACCAAAAGACACAACATATGGCATCCCATATTTAGAGACTGTTCCACAGTTTGTTCGTGAGCTTTCTTGCTATGCATTAACCCGTGGAGAGTTTGGAAGGATACAAAGGATTAAACGAGGCATTAGAATTGAGGATACTGACCTTAAAAATCCTGCTCAACATATGGTTAATTGCTTTAACCTTATTTATGGCAACGATGTGTTACTCCATTCGCAAGGAATCCCGAATAATTATGCCCTAGACATCATTGATTTGTTCTGCAACGAGAATGATTGGGGAATTGCAGGGTGTGCATCCAGCGGAAAGACGTTTTCTGTGGCGGCTTGTATCGTGATGGATTGGATTTCAGCTCCCACAGTCACCTCAACATATGTTGCATCTACCTCTTTGGATGCATCTGAAGACCGTTTGTGGGGTAAAGTTTGCACCCTTTACAGGACGGCAATGCGTAATATTCAAACCCAATACAAGACTGCAACCATTGGAAATCTGGTTGAGTACCGAAGAATGATTGTTTTTGAGTCGATTGATACTCGTGATACGGAACGAGACTATACAAATGCCATCAAAGCAGTTGCTTTTCCAAAAGGAGGCGAAGGTCAAAAAGCGGTTGATAATATGCGGGGTAGGAAAAACGAACGAGTGAGAGTTTTTTTAGATGAATTGGCAGAAATGGATCTGTATTGCCTCAATGTGCGATCAAATTTTACCGCAGGAAACGATGATGTTTTGTTTGGAGGCATGGCAAACCCATCAAATACGGCAAATAACCCACATACGGAGCTATGCGAACCCGATGATCCTATGGGATGGGAGTCTGTGAATAGGTACACCAAGAGATGGAAAACCCGTACAGGGGTTGCCTTGCACCTTTCTGGAGAAGAAAGTCCAAATCTTCAAGCTCCAGATGCAGAAATACCTCCTTTTAAGAACTTTCTGACTTATAAAAAAATGGAGGCAACATTAAAAATATGCTATGGCAATAAAAATGCCCTAGAATATTGGCGAAATGTTTATGGTTGGTGGCCCGATAACTCTGTAGAACTTACAATTTTATCAAAAGCATTCATTGCTGGATGCGATTTGAACTTTGAACCCGTTTGGAGTGGCAGAACTAGGGTTGTTTGCGGATTTGACCCTGCATTTACTGCTGGTGGAGATAGATGTGCGGCATCTTTTTGTCGATTAGGTCAAAATGATACTGGTCGTAACGTAGGTTTCTATCTCGGAACTAGAGAATATGAGTCTAGCGTAGGTGATGTCTTTGAAGAATCCATAGCAATGCAGTTGGTAAAGGATTGTATTGAGTTCGGTGTACATCCACGGGACTTTGGATTGGATATATCTGGTGATGGTGGAAAGATGATGAGAGCAATCATCATTGAATGGAGCAAATTCCATCCAGAGGCTATGTTTGTATTCCCGATTTCCTCGATGGGTATGCCAACAGAGCGTAGGATCAGCAATCTTGATAAGCGTACTTGCAAAGAAGCATACGATAGATTGGTTACTGAATATTGGTTTGCTGTTCACACGGCATTCTCCACCAGATCATTGGTTGGTATTGACGTAGATGCCCATTCCAAGGTCGTAAACGAGCTTTGTAGTCGCCTTTATTACCACAAGGGAAGAAAGGTGGCAGTCGAGAAGAAACTCGACATGAAGCATCGTTTGAAGAAGTCACCCGATTTGGCTGACTCATTGACCTATGCTGTCCAGATGCTCCGCAGGGCAGGACTTGAATTTGCGTTTGAGGAAGAGACAGTTTCTTTAGACATCCAGGAAATCAGCGATTGGGAAAACCGATTGATCCATAGCAAAGGAACTACCCAAGAAAAAATTGAGGATGATGAATGGGGATATGGTGGCAAAGGGACGGATGAAGATGGGTTCTAAAAAATAACCCCATCCCCTGTGCGTACAAGGAATGGGGTTAAAAAGATACCCAACAATTTGAATATGGTGTTGACATATCAAAACAGCAAGCATATTTTCACAAAAGATACCCAACATCGAAATCCTCGCTGGATCGGTGTTGAGACATACACATGAGAGGGAGTCTAATGCTGACGCACCCAATCTAGGCGAGAACACCAAAGGTTTCTACCCTTGAAGATTTTGCGGGGTAGTTTGATAAGAGTGTGACGACATGGGAGCTTGAGCAGTTTACAGCCTCATTCCTTCTGCAATTCCATGTTCCAGTAATGGTGTGCTAATGATCCTTTCCGACGGTATGTGGAAGTAAATGGCATAGTTTAGCCTGTAATGGGCGAACTATGTCTTGAAGCCTTCCTCTGGTGTTGGAAGCATATACCATTGACTCTGATTTATATGTAGTTCATACTCCGCTATCCTATGAAGTTTTCTCCCCAAGAATTTAGAAACGGTTCAATCATCCCATCTGTTCTCAATGGAAAAGTCGATTCTTCCGTCTCTAGCCTCATAGGTAAATCAGAAGTTACTTCATTCGGTGGCGGTCAATACAAGCGGAAACCAAATTTCCTCATGTGTCCCCCAAAATACTTGTCTACGGCTATCCCGAACAACAAGTTTATGAAGGGTCAGAAAATTGATACTGAACGTGCCATGCGTCAGTACGCTCGTATCAAGAGACTCATTACTGCTCTCGGTGTTAAAGTCATTGAACTTCCTCCTACCAAAGGGGCACAAGATCAGCACTTTGTTGCTAACCTTGGACTCTCGGTAGATCCGTTTATTTTCCTAGCCAAGATGTCTGCCCCTGGTCGAACCATCGAAGAGGAACCTGGTCGTAGGTTCTTTGAGAAGATGGGTTATACAGTTCTCCAACCTCCTCACTATTGGGAAGGCGAAGCTGAAACAAAACACTGGAAAGACAAAACGTATTTTGGCGGCTATGGAAAATTCTCCGATTGGAAAGCCCAAGAATGGATTTCCAAAAAGGGTGGTATCGAAATCATACCTATGCGAATGGTGAGTGATGATCTCTACCACTTGGATTGCTGTATCCATGTCCTAGACAAAGAGAACTTGATGGTTTGTCGTAGTGGCATTGATTCGGAATCATTTAAGAGACTAGAAAAACTTGCCAATATCATTGTTGTTCCAAAAGAGATGGAAGCAACTGGTGCTACCAATCTGATCCGTATCCCTGACAAAAACATTGTGATCAGTGGTATGTTCCAACCAGAGTATGGTCAGTATCGTAACTCAATGGAATGGATGCTTACTACAATGGACAAATTCAACAACTCTGTTATTTTTGCTGACATTGATGAAGCTGATAAAAACGGAGCCGATTGTTCATGCCAAGTAATGCACATGACTTTCTAAAATCTCTTTGGAGATGGTTGGTTGGTAGGATTGCTTTTATCAATGGGTATTGTCCAGAGTGTCTAACTGACTTAAAAGATTGTAATAAAAGTCCTTGTCATGTCTGTAATGTTCTGGGCTACATAAGGCCGAATCGGGTATGGACTAGATTTAAGACATGAATAAAACAACCACATCACCCAATGCCAAAACAAACGTCTCCACAATGCGAGAATCAAGAGTCAGTTACGGTACAAAAAAAACAAAGCGTAAGCCAAAGAAATAATATGAATGCTGAACAAGATGCTTTTGAAATATGGAGCAAAGCTGGTTCAGCAGGATTAGAGAAATATCGTAAAGGCCAAGCAGAACACAGAACAGATTTCTGGACTGCTGGTGCAGGATGGTATGCACAAAACTTGCGAGATGAACAGTTGGATCTAATTAGCTATCTCCATCACCTAATTGAAAGAATAGATTCCATGCAAGTATTGGCAGAGATGATGGAAAATGAGGATGTCTCACTACGAGATGCCGCAACAATACTCAAACAATTGACATCCAGTAATCCCCCCAACAAGGCTTGTCACCAATCTAATGACTAAAAAACAAAAGCCAGTTGGAGCCGTAATTGTCTCTGACCTTCATTGCGGTTCCACGGTTGGTCTTTGGCCTGATGGACATGAAACATCCACGGGTAACAAAATTGGATTAGGCAATAATCTCCACCAGCAATGGCTATGGCAATGCTGGCAAGACAAAGATGAGAAGATTAAAACTCACTTCAAAGGTAAGCCATTTGCCTTAATCATCAATGGTGATTGTATCGAAGGTAGGCATCATGGATCATCTGAAATCGTTGCCGCATTAAACCTAGATCATACCCTGGCCGCTATTGAGTGTCTACGTCCTCTAGCAAAATTAGCCTGTGCAGTTTACATGACTGCTGGAACCGAGTGTCACGTTGGTGATTGGGAAAAGATGATCGCCAAAGAAATAGGTGCTACTTGGCTAGGTGACAAAGGATTACTAGAAATCAATGGTACACTCATTGATATTGCCCACCATATGCCGACAAGTTCTAGGGCATACCTTGAGGCTGGAGCAATGTCTATAACAATGGGCAATGCCAGACAGAATTACTCCCGTGTTGGTCATAGGGTTCCAAAAATATATCTACGAGGCCATAGGCACACGGGAGGAATCTTTAATGATGGTGCTGGAATATTCATGGTGACACCAGCTTGGCAGTTACTTACAAGATATGCCCACAAAGTTGTAGGAGATGCGATATGCCGTCCAGGTGTGGGAATACTGGATTGGAGTGGATGTGACAAAGGAGAACTACCAGCAACCAAAATCATTTCGTATGAACCGAAAGAAAATACACCCATCAGAAGCTGATCTACGAGAGAGCATTATTAAATGTGCGGTTGATCTAATCAACACACCTACAAGAGATGAAGTATCTTATGGTGAATGGTTTTCTGTTAAAGACCTTGCAGGAAAAGTAACCTTTGGAAAAGATGCTATCCGTAGGAAATTAAGAAAACGAGTGGAATTGGGAGAGGTGGAAGAAAAGATCCAAAAGTGTAGGGTAGGTAATGCAGTCGTATCGTTAAGTCTATTCCGAATAATTCCCCAAGATGAAATTGCCCGTCCGTATTAAGTTGGAAGACAAAAAGCTAGGTAGGGAACGTAACGATGGTCAGGCTATCTTTGCAGATAAAAAGATAGAAATAGATCCACGCCTATCTACCAAATCCAGACTCAATATAGTTTTACACGAAGGGATACACATCCTTGACCCTAACCTTCCAGAACTGAAAGTTAGAGCCTACGCAAATCGTCTATCCGATCTCCTGTGGCGTGACCGCTGGAGACGAATAGAGAAATAATTAGGCGTATTCTAAAATACCCTTGGAATGATGTGCAATAAGTTGGAGGATAGCCTTCCCCTCTTCAGTAGCAACATGACCCGTCCCTTGGCACTTCCAGCAGGGTTCCCCCAAACCTTCATCGTACCAATCGGTTCCTGTACCACCGCACTCATCACACGCCTTCTCAAGAGCATTCTTGTTGAATAGGTGTTTCATAGAATCTCACCACTAGACGAATTTTTTCTAAACACAAGACTTTTTTTATTTATAAATGAAACAACAAAAAGAAGCGTATGAGAAAGCCAAAGAATTGGCACTGAAGGGTGAAGACTTCAGTATCCTGGTAGGCATCATAGATCCAGAACAAAGGATGAGGCTCCGAGCATTCGTTTTGAACTTGCCAGAGGAGTTAGCAAAGAAGACAATCTACGGAAGAGTACAACTCTCACAGCAACCAGTAACCAAGAAATCCAGAGGCAGACCACGCAAATTATAGGGAGTTTAGGAAATTTAGGGAGTTTACAAATGTTTGACACTTTTTGATAAATGCATAGGATTTGTATCAATAGAACTCATCAAGCCTCTACTAGTTATCAAAACACATTAATGTGGCACTAGCTAGAAAGCTCAAACAGATGAGTCTTATTTCGGGGGAGGCATTGAGGGGGGTTTTATCAACTTATAGCGTCATGCGTATCCGTTCTGGGTGTTGATAGAATTTAGCGACCTGAACCTCCTCCGACCTTTTTTTCTTGTCATTGAATCAGCTTGGGTTTTTGATTGAGCTTCATGAATACATCAACCACCAACACCACACCAACTCCTAGGACGGATGAGTCTTGCGAGGCAATGGGCTTAAAAGCCTTTGTAGTGCCAGTAGAAATCTCCCGCCAGCTAGAGCGCGAACTCGCCGAGAAATCCAACGAAGTCGAGAGGCTCCGTGAGGAAAACTCCGAACTAAAACAAGGAAAGGTCTTTGTCGATCCCAAGTGGATCTACGACCTAGAAACCCAATTAGCCAAAGCCCATGAAGAACTCTGCCAAGCAGGGTTGAGGGAATACGGCAACTAACAGAGTAATCTGTTAAAAAAACCGCTACATATTTTTAACAGCTACCACTCAAAAGTAGTGTTCCTGCTTACTACACAGGAGTAGTGTAGTGATCACGCTACATATCCCTCAATTGTGTAGCAGATCGTAGACATCTGTAAAATGTTCATGATCGCAGACACCTGATTATTCACCGCATTATACCTGATTGGGTATTATTCATGAGTTATAAATCACAATTATCACCGCAAGGGTATATTGTCATGTCGATTAATCTTTGTTTTCTGTACATGAGCGTATGCATATGTACACAACATAAACATAAGAACCCCCTTTTGCACTTGCTCACAGACAGAGGTGTGGGGGCAAAATTCTTATAGTCCCTTAATCATATCCCTATCCCAATCCGATAGCCTAGAATCTTCTATCTTCTCCTTCAATGCCTTGCTCAATCTCTCCCTCTCCAATTTCATGCCACCATACCCCCCAGGAGAACTATCCGAATCCAACTCCAACTCATTAGCCAGACTCCTCAATAGCATTATGCTCGGCCTATTCCTCTCACTAGGTGGGTATCTCAATGTCATCGTGTCCAACGGTACTCCCCATCCCATATTCATGTCAAGTCTAGGTTATTGTAAAAGAAACTAAAAGGGAGAGAAGTTCCCAGATATAGGTTTTTTTTCATTGGGGCATGTCGCACATACGCGCCCAATATATAGGTGTGTGTACCCCCTCCCACCTCCCGAAGAGATTCCCTTGGGAGATCCTAGGGTGTAGCGTCCACTATCTCCGCGTCGATTACCGGCGAGACCGGCAACGCCGGCGAAGGAACCGGCAGTGCCGGTGATGACGGGCTGAAGAACTGAACAAGGAAAGAAAACGGGTTGACTTGATCGGCTCCCACCTTGTCACTCCAATTATCACCTGCCATATTATTATCGGTTCGTATTGCTTCAATCTTTGACACTAACTTAACTTTCCTTTTAACATTGCCATGCTGATCGACTTCCTCCGCATATTCTTGGCATAGTGGAGAATCTGCGTTGACCTGGGAGGGACTATATCGAACTACGTTGGCGAGGAAAGCACGTTTTTCCTCTAGGGAGAGAGAATCTTTAAGGAATGCTTTCCTTTTCAGCTTGGTAACATAGTCTGCGACTCGTTCAGTCTTCAGCATTCTGCACCCTAGAGATCCATAGTCTTCAGATCGACCGCTTTTTACCTGGTAGCCAGCCCGTCGAACACTTTCGGCGATGCTCATTCCCTTGGTGACATGATTCTCAACGAATCTCTTTTGTTTAGTTGTTAATGTTTTGTACATGATTTACTATGCATATAACACGAGGATTCTTCCCTAGTCAACTTATCTCCATTGAACCGATGCTCGCCTACGGCTCCGCTCTATCATCTTGTGATGCGGTGGATTTGAAATGATGCGTGAAATAGAGATGATGGATACATACTGAATTTATTATGTATCGGTCATACGATAGGATGACCACAAAAAGAGCCTGTCTCTGAAAGACTCATCTTCACCACGGATTTGGAACGACCTATGAACCCTAGTCTTATTAGGTAGACTATGAAGAGAGGATCACAATCGCAGCGTGATCTCATTATTAAAGCGGGACGGCTAGTACCCCGCTTCCAACCTTCGCACGTGGGCCGACATTCTCGATTCCCAGGTGTTACACCATCAAGTGATCTTGTCACCTGATGTTCTAAATATATATGAAGAATTGAAGATTGCAACAGAGAATGAAAAAAAGATCATCTTTCCCATAAAAATATCTTGCAAGATTCTTTTAGTGTGCTATCTTTGTCTCATGACTGAATCACTCACCCCTTCCACAACTAGTATTCATGCGGCTTCCCAGTCTGTTGCCTTGAATCGCAATTCTATTTTCTGGATGATCATGAAGCGTGAAGATGGAACACTTTTTCCGAGGGAATTCAAGTTCCGTAAATTCAATAGGAAGGCAAATACCTGCGAGTGGTCACGTTTCGGCACGAGCATTCAAGATGCTCCCATGAAGTCATCGATTGACTATGTGGAGCGTAAATCTTTTCAGAATGTGCATGAAGCACATAAAGCAATTTCCCTGCGCTCCATGCGTAGGGATTAACCAAACACCAACAACAACATGAAAAAACACGACCCTAAAAATTGCCCTGCATGCAAAAAGCCATCAATGCTCTTTATAATCCGAGAAAAAGGGAAAGAGGAGCGAATCAACACAGCTTGCCCTGCATGTTCAATGGCTCACGATGACGCAAAAGGATGGATTTTTTATCCTTTCCTCAAATAACTGACAAAAAAACAAAATGACAACACCAACAAAGACAAAGAAAGTAGGCGACCTGGTCACCGACACTTACCAGGTAGCAACCAGGCTCGGCAAATATGAAATCGACCTTTATCACAAGGAGGGAAAGCTTCCCCACGGCTACGAGATGACGAAGGATGGCGAAAGCGAATTCTTTGCGACTGGAGAGCTTGAAATGGTAGAGGAGGCAGGGCAAGAGATCATAGAAGGTTATGATGGAACTTACACCTTGCCGCTTCCCTTGGCGAAGCTCCTAGCCTCCCTGGGCTACGCTTTCGCCGCTTACGTTTTCCCCTATGACAACCTGTAACCCCTCACCTGGTAACAACATGAAAAAATCCGATGCAATCACCGCTTGGAATCGTTCCAAGCAACTCCACGCCCTAACCCTACGCCTTTCAATCCTAGCGGCATTAGCGGCCATCCTAGCCGCAAGAATCGCTTACCTAGTAACCAACAACTAAACACCACCCAACCCAACCAACTAAAAACATGAACACGAAAACAGAATCAGAACACCTCATCGCTGTAGTGGTACGCTACAAAGGCCCAACGGATTGCAGGGGATCGAGAACAATCCTTTCCCTCCCACGGTTTGGCAATCAGAAAGTAACACTGTCATATGGTTATGAATTTAATTCATCCAGGGAACAGGCTGAAGAATGGTTAACAAGCGAAGGAATGACAGGAATCACGGTGACAGCTTGTCTTGATATGGTAGATCACTGGATTCTCGGCGTTCCCTTTTCATGTGTCGATGCTTTGAAAGGAGCTTTCAATATCTAACCACTAAAGGAGAAAACATCATGACAACCGTTCTTTTATTCAAAAAAGACACTTCTCGAAGTTTTATGTCCCTGCCCTGGTGGGTTTCAACATATAAAGGCGATACTATCGCATCAAAGGGATTCCCCACTGCAAAAGAGGCGAGAGCATACGCTAAATCTAAAGGATGGTCTGTTCACCGTTCGCCTGGCTGCGACGAATATTTTTCTTAATAATTAAAGCAGACGTAAAGGAGAAAACATGACAACTTATAACTTCCATTTCACCGCTAAATCCGACAACGTAAAAACGGGAGACATGCCCGTCACAACGTCAACAGCGGCAACCTGCCCCGACAAATGCCCCTTGAAAAAAGGGGGATGTTACGCAAAAAACTCTTTTCTCGGGATGCACTGGAAAAAAGTCACGGACGGCAGTAGGGGGGAAAGCTTTACCTCTTTCCTTAAAAAAATAAGATCAATTCTTCCTGGCACCTTGTGGAGACACGGACAAGCCGGAGACCTACCAGGCAAGGGCGACCGCATAAACGCCCGTGACTTATTACGCCTCGCAAAGGCCGCACGGGGAACGAGAGGCTTCACGTACACCCACAAGCCGCCGACCGCTGACAATCTAAAAGCTATCCGAGCCGCTACCCGTGAAGGTTTCGTGATTAACCTTTCTGGAAATAACCTCAAACACGCTGACCGCTTGTCCAGGCACGGGTTGCCAGTTGTGGCAGTCCTTCCCTCCGAATCCGTAAAGGTTAAGAATCTGACTACGCCCCAAGGACGGCCCGTAGTGGTTTGCCCTGCTACCAGGAGCGAATACATCACCTGCAAAACGTGCGGACTCTGTTCCAAGGCTGACCGCCCCTTTATTATTGGATTTCCAGCTCACGGGACAATGTCAGCAAAAGCCGATGCAATCGCCAACAACTAACCCCCAACCCCAACACAACCCAACCTATGAAACTACACCCTAGCATAACTGAAGACAGAATCATCCAGGCAATCGAAACCGACGATATGGAGGGAATATGTACCGCTTGCGGTGAATCTTCCTCTTCACCTTGTGAACCCGATGCCAGGAACTACGAATGCGACTCGTGCGGAGCTTTCAAGGTTTATGGAGCCTCCGAGCTTCTTTTCCATCTCCCTTTAATCTAACCCCAACCCCAACCTAAAAACATGAACATAAAAACAGCAGTCGATATTCTTTACGGAAACGCCGTAGAGTCAACAACCCTCACCTTCACGCCTAACTTGGAGAAATTGCAACCCGTACGAGCTAGGAGCATCCAGGATAGCCTAGAAAGCATCATTGCAACGTGTGAAGCATTAAATCGAGAGATTGAGGACATCAAGTACGCCTTGGAGAACGAATAACCGCCGCCGATTATGAAAAAACCCGAACAATTCCAACTTATACCAGAAAAAGAGATGCCTTTTAACTTGGCAGGGCAAACTTACAAAGAATGGGCAAAATCTCTGCCCGATGAACCCGAAGATGGCCCAGAACCGCAAGGAAACTTGACCTGGATCACCGCCGCCGACCTCTGCATGAACTACTCTAACGAATAAAACCACTAACTAACTGAAACAAAAGGAGAAAATATGAACCCAACACCCTATCAGATAATATTAACCGCCGCCTTTCTAGGTTATCATGTAACCGAATACCAGGCGGTCGAGATCGCCGCCCTATGGAGAAAATCATGGGACAGCATGGAGAATGCCATAAGAGATTACTTTGCCGCCTACGAATAACCGCCGCCGCAACCCTTAACTGATACGAATATGAAAATAAAAAACGCCACCGCCGAGTTGCTTTCCATTATTTGGGAAGCCGTAGATTGCCTTAATGAAGCAGGAAGGCATGAAGATGCCCAATGGATCACCAAACAAACTATTAACCTATGCCATCAGATAAGAAATCAATCAACCGCCGAATCAACCCCTAACTGATACAATCATGAACGAAAAAACCGCCGCCGCATTAACTGAAGCAAAAGCATTAGTATCCAGCATCGAACCATTGTTCGCCAACTTGATACGAACATCAAAACATCACCAACTTGACACCATCCAAATCAGCACCACACGAGCAAAAGAAATACACGCAGACTTAATTATTCTTAAAAAAAGATTGCAAGATTTGCAAATAACTGAAACAAAAGCAGAGTCAACAATTGACAGGCATCTCGACGCAATGTTCGGGATTAACTGAAACGCAACCTATGAATGAAGACGATTACAATTTGAATAAAGAATTGGACGAAATTGCCGACCAACTCCGAATTATTGAACTGGAAATAAAAATACTAAACAAACGACTCGACGATGAACAAACCAGAAACACCCAAAATGATTAAATTCAATGGAGTTGAATGCACACTGGCATTCAATGAATATGAAAATGGAAACACTGCAATCCTTCTTATGGAGGGAGGAACACGCTATGCAGTGGCTACCCTAAACGACCCAGAACTGGAGCTAGAAGCCGACCAAGTTCTGATTAAGGACTACAGCGAGAACGAGGGGATGGTGAAAGCATTGCAAGATGCTAAAATCGTTCAGCCTCTATATCCCCATCCCGTGGGAACTTTTGGAGCCAGCACCTGGGTATGCAAATTAAACACCATAGAACTATGAAAACCGATTACACCTGTAAAAACGAAGAATGCCAGCACGACTTTGAAGTCTCATATTCACCAGAATGTCCAGCATCAGGCCAATACGGTCCCGTTGAGTTATACGACCCTGGACAAGACGCTGAGGTTGATCCCTCCGAGTGTCCCAAATGTGGGGAGGAAGTAGAGATTGAGGATGTAGAATCCGATTGTATGCCAGACCCCGACGATTACATGGAGCCTGATTGGGAATAATATGAGAGCAAACGAATACCTGGGCGACCGCCCGAATCTTAACTGGTGCGTGTTCCTTTTATTTCTCTTCAAAGAGTATGATTGGAACTTGACTTCACCGAAATTTCGATCAACATATTTTCCCTGCAAAAAAGTCTTGCAAGAGGCTAAAACATCTACAACACTATAAAAATGACAACCACTGAAACACCTGACACATTCACCGCCGAGCCTATCATAACCGCCGCCGAGACATTCACCGCCGCACCCAGGACAAATGCATTCCTTGGTCTATACGTTCCGCTTGAACTGAAAGCAAAAATCCATGCCGCCGCAAAATCCGAGCGTCGATCAATGTCTTCATTTGCTGTTGGAGTTTTTGAGGAATACTTTAACGAACCAGTAACCCAATGAGCAAGACCATCGCCGCATTGATTCTTCTTTTCTTGCTAATCGCTCTTGCAGTATTAACAATGCCACGATGAAAGAAGGACTTTACAAAAATATCCAAAAAAAGAGGGAACGCATTGCCGCTGGTTCTGGAGAAAAGATGAGGAAGCCAGGATCGAAGGGAGCACCTACTGCAAAAGCATTCCGAGACTCAAAGAAAACCGCTAAAAAGAAATAATACTATGGCTAAAACACCAGCATGGCAGAGAAAGGAAGGCAAATCGGAAAAGGGAGGATTGAATGCCAAGGGAAGGGAATCCTACAATAAAGCAACAGGAGGTCACCTCAAGCCTCCTGCACCTAATCCCAAGACCAAATCAGATGCAGGACGTAAAGCCTCATTTTGTGCGAGGATGAAGGGACTCAAGAGCAAACTCACAAGTTCCAAGACTGCTAAAGACCCCAACAGCCGAGTGAACAAGGCTTTAAGAGCATGGAGATGCCACTAATAACTTTCCTTTGGAAATTCATCCAAGGATTAACCAACAACAACCATGTCACACACACTAGCAGAACTAAACGAGCTCGCCCAAGGAATAGCCAACAAGCTCGGTCACATCAGTCAGGAGCTTCTTTTGGAGATCGAAGCACTCATCAACAAGAAGGAGTGTTCTACCGCCCCTTGCCCCGACCAACAGCCTGTATCGGATGCTACCGAGACCCCTGCTGTTTAACTAACCGATGAAAGAACTCTTTGAACGGATGAAGGGAATGTTCAAGCCTATGCAGATTAAGGCACTCCCTAACGAGACTTTGATCAATACTCGCAAGCTGTCACCAGCAAAGCGTAAGTCGATCAAGACAGAGGCTACCAAGCCAGTAACAAAGGGTCGCAAGCCCACAACAAAAAGGAAAAAGTAAGATGCCAACGAAAAAAATGCCAAAGATGGAGAAGGCCAAGCCAGCAAGCAAGGCTACAAAGATGAAAGCCGCTTCATCCATGATGAACAAAGGCTACAAGAAGAAGTAAAAACCTTCCTGTTTGCTCCTAGAGGGACATGAACAAACCCTCTAGGAGCTACTAGCAGGAGCAACCACGCACCCAACAATATGAACATAAATACAACCACGCAAGAAAGTCAACTCAACGCTTCATTTGTCAAAGCACTTGGAGAACTCCGTAATGTAGCCAAGAATGCCGTCAATCCGCATTTCCGTAACCGCTACGCTTCACTAGATGCTATTCTGGACGATGTACGTCCAATCCTAGCTTCCCATAACCTTGGAATCTCCCAAGAACCCCTCTTTGAAGATGGGAAGGCAGGAGTCGTTACAAGGATTATCCACGCATCAGGAGAGTCGAGGGAGTCAACTCTGTTACTTCCGATCAAAGATCAGACTGCCCAGGGGGTAGGATCGGCATTGACATACGCAAAGAGATATGCCATCTCATCCATCCTTGGAATCACCGCCGATGATGACGATGATGGTGAGCTTGCCAGCAAGCCAGCAGTCCAGAAGCCTATCATCAAGGCTGAACCACCGAAAGCAAAGCCAGAGAAGGCTCCAGAGGATACCAAGGGTCTTCCTATCAATCCCCTTGAAATGCTCTCCAGCATGATGTGGAGTGATGACATCAACGATGCTCATGTAATTGAGTTTCTTATTGCCAACAAAGCAATCAAGTCAAGGGACATCAAACTCAAGGATGTTCCAGAGAAGTTGATCGAACGTCTCATCGCCGCTTGGGACAAGGTTAAAGCATTCAAACCAGCACTCTAATGACAAATAATTCTACAAATATTACAGCCATGAAGGCATTTCCAGTTTCTTGGAATGATGAACAAGATTTTCATGGTGGAATGAGCATCAGGCATTACTTTGCCGCAAAGGCAATGCAGTCATTAATATCTAATAAATCAGAATATCTTACTGATTTTGATTACGATAGAGTTGCTCATGTGGCATATCGTTTCGCAGATTCAATGATGGAGTTATTGTAATATGGACGAGCGTAACGGAAAACCATCAGCAAGCGGATTCTCCCGACTTGCCCTATGCCCTGGTTCTTGGAACCTAGAGCAAACACTTCCCCCACAGGAGGAGAACAAGTACATGGCACTAGGAACAGCAGTCCATGCTGTCCTAGCTGGTCAAGCAGAATTTGATACTCTCACCGAGGAGGGTCAGGACATCGCCACAAGATGCCTCTCCCAATTCAGTGAGATGATCGGTCAGTTGGATCTGGGTGAGAGAACCAAGGAGGTTATCGAAGAGAGATTCTGGTACGATGATCTCTTCTCTGGGGCGATTGATAGGATCGATTTCTTTGGGGACGATACAGCAGTAGTCACCGACTACAAGACGGGTCGTGTAGCCCAATCTGGAGCCGCTGAAAACTATCAACTCCGAGCCTATGCCGTCCTAGTCAAGAAGGCATTCCCTAAACTCAAGAGCATCTACGTTGCCATTATTCAGCCTTTATCCGCTGGCAAGACCATCGCTGAATACAACGAAGAGGATCTCGCCAGAGCAGAAAAGGAAATTGTTGGCATCGTTCATGCTTCATCATTTCCTGATGCTCCAAGAACTCCTTCTCCAGATGCTTGTAAATGGTGTCGTGCTAAAAGCATATGTCCAGAGGTTCGTGGGACACATAAGGAACTAGAAGTAGTTTCTAATGCCGTTGTTCCTCGACTCTCTAACGATGAGATCCTAGCCATTGATGAAAAGGCCGAGGTAGTTCTTGACTTCATTGAAGAAGTTAGGAAGGAGATGAAAGCCAGAATGATGGCAGGACAACAATTCGCTGGACGTTCACTAACTGAAGGACGTAAAGTAAGGAGTGTTTCGGATACTCAATCTGTTATTTCTGCTCTTTCTGGTATCGTTGAACAATCTGACGTTCTGGCTTGCACAAAAATATCAGTCACATCTCTTGAGAAAGCCTACGCCAAGGCCAGGGGACTTAAAGGGAAAGAAGCCAAAGAAAAGTTTGAAGATGCCCTCGGTTGGCTCATCGAAACAACAACTGGTGAGCCTTCCATCAAACGGAATTGATGATCAAGGGGAAGGTTATGCTCTTGCTATCACTTATATGGGACGAGATTGGATCGTTCTCTATAAAGATGCTGGCAACTTCACAGCCTTCCCTGCTGATCACAGAAAATCAAACATTCAGCAAGCTAGAAAAGTCATGGAATATCTCATGGTCGAAGGATTCATAAATCCCGAAAACAATGAGCCAACAATGTCAGTGTAGTAAAATAACCAAACAACAAACCAAATAACCCAATGTTTACAATATCATTAGATGTAACCAAGATAGATAAGTCACTCCTTAAATCGGTAACGAAAAAGGATGGAACAAAAGCCTCATACCTTAACTTGATCTGCTGGCCCAACCGAGATGGTCAAGATAAGTTTGGCAATGATGGTTCAGTCAAGCATTCCTTGACCAAGGAACAGCGTGATGCAGGGATCAAGTCAGAGATCCTTGGCAACTACAAAGTGAAGCAGGAGCAGGATTCAGTATTCCCCCCTGGCTTTGCCGAGAAGATCAAGCCAGCACCAGCATTCAAGAATCGTGCCCCTAAACCACAGCAGGATGATCCATTCGGTGACATTGCCGAGGACGAGATCCCTTTCTAAACCATAACCAAGCAAGCAACCACGCACAATTATGGAAGAGCCAACAGAAAACGAAGCAAAGCTAATGGCACAAATTGACTTCCTAAAAAGGGATGTCAAGGAGCTACAGGAGAATCTCCGATTTCACAGATGTGATATTTGGGATGTTGAGGAGGCATTAGAGACCCTTGTAACAAGGCATCTCATTAGTTCCCTCATCGTCTTGGGATTGGTTATATCGGTAGCCGTAATGTTCATCCGCAAATGAGCCGACGATACTGCACTTGCGAGGAACGCTACGGAATCGTTCCAGAATATCATAGCTGTGAGTATGTCACTGCTAGGAACAAACTGATCCCTGATGCCGAGGCACAAGCCAAAGCAATATCTAGGCTAGATAATGGTAGGTTAGACTTCCTCAAGTTTAACTATACTTTCTCTAATCTCATGGAAAAAGCCGCAATAGAAGCTAAACTTTATGATCTCTAAAGAAGCACAAGCCTATTGGGATGGTGAACACATCCGATTTCTAACTGAAGACAACCAAGTTCCATCAGTTGAGGATCGGGTAAAAGAAGCATTCGATGCAGGGGTAAGATCGGTTCAGCGATCCTATTCCAATCTGGATGTTATCGGAAACAATCAATGTGGAATCAATTTCCAAAGGACAACACTATGAGTGATCAATTCGACTTTGACTTCTCACCTATTGAAGAGGAAATCTTTGATGATATTCAATCAAGGTTTCTCCGATTCCATACCAACAATCCTCATGTCTATAGCAACCTTGTCGTTCTAGCTAGGCAATTCCGAGAGAAGCGTAGTGATGCCGTGATCGGTATCCAGATGCTCTTTGAAGTTCTCCGTTGGAACTACTGGCTAAATACAGATAGTGACGAGCAATTCAAGATGCCTAATGAGTTTGCCGCTGGCTACTCAAGGTTGATCATGAAGCAGGAGCCTGACCTAGCTGGCATATTCAAGCTATCCAAATCTACCTTTGACCAATGAGAAAGATGTTTAAAGCTAAAGGCAATACCACTAGGCGTGTTGCTGGTAAGATGAACAAGACCGAGGAGGCTTATTCAAGGACTCTCCAAGAGAGGAAACTCCGAGGAGAGATCCATCACTGGCAGTTTGAAGCTATGGCTTTAAGGCTGGCAGATAGGACAACTTATACACCTGACTTTTTTCTCATCATGGCAGATGGAAGCATCGCATTCCATGAGGTAAAGGGATTCTGGCAAGGAACAGGGAGAGTAAAGATCAAAGTTGCCGCTGAACTTCACCCTTGGTTTGAGTTCACAGCAGTCCAACTTAAAAAGAAGGAGTGGGTTTATGAGGAGTTTTAACATGAAAATATATAGTAAAAAGAAAATAGATAATTTGGATGTTTACCATGATTGCGAAATAATAATGCATTGTTCGCCTAAAATTAATTGGATTCACTTTGAATATGAAATCATTAAGGATGGAAAATCTTTGGGATTTAAATATTCGGATGCCAATACATATAATGGTTGGGGATTAAATGAAGGATCTTTTCGATATGGAAGTATTGCAGAATATATTTATACCGAAGATAAAAAAGAAGACTTGTGTGGAAATGGTGTATTTACTCCATGCCCAAAGATAGAAGATTTATATAATTTGATTACAGAAGATGGCTTATTGTTAAAATTTTATGGGAGGTTTTATAATGGCTCTGGAGAAGGAGGGGGATATTGCACCATAAAATCATATAAAGCGTATCCTGCTAGATTTTGCTCTATGTGTGCTTGTTTTATGGGAGTAGTAGAACAACTTGATAATGTTTTATTTAAGTTTGCACTTTGCCAAAATTGCAAAAAGTTAAGAAAAGAATCCAAATTCAAAAGTCCTGTTTTTGGATCAAGGTTGCCAGCAACCATAACAGAAGTCTGTTTCAAACAAAAAAATCCTAGATCATTTTTAAAGGATTTGTTTTTGAAAAAGAAGAAACCATCCAAGACTTTCTTTCAAAAATATATAAAGAAACATTTGAACAAAGTTAAAAAAGTCCGAGCAATTTCTAGTTCAGAACTATTCTTCTTTCGCTCTTGGCTAGGAGTAAAAGAATTAACAAAAATAGCCCAATAAATAACCACGCAAACACATGAACACACAAATAGAAGCACCAAATAACCTAATCCAAAAATTTGTATCCTTGATTAACAAAGGTATAGAATGTTGGGCAAAAGCAGGAGAAGTAGTAGTAGAACTAATAGATAAAGAAGGGTATTCAGTTCATTCAATCTCTAGGGAATCAAAATATCTTACGGAAGAAATTGTAGGACGATTTGAGCAACTTGGCAGAAAACAGATAATCCCAAATCTTTTGATTTCTGACTTCCCTGCATCAAAGCATTTGTTCAGATTTCCTTATTCAGAACAAAAGCGTTTGATTAACGGACAAGTAGAACTTCTTGTGATTTCTGATAAAGGAAACGAAACCTTGCTTGTAAATACAGAAAATCTTACTGCACAACAATGCAAACAAGTATTTGATAGGACTGCTGTTCGTTCTATTGGGGCACAGAGGGCATATATGGAGAGTCGAAAGGAAGATTACAGAGTCTCTTCTGTAATTGTTGATGAAGATCCTATTTATAAAGTTAAAGGAAAGAGAGTTATATTCAATAAACCTTGTGAGATGACAGCGAGGCAACTTGCTCAAATTCTTGCTGAAATAGAATGACATCTGAATGCCCCCATTGTGGTCAGTCATATCCTCCCAAGAATGCTCGTAAAATCGATTTTGAGGCATTCTGGAAGGCTTACCCTCGAAAGATAGGAAAGGGATACTGCCAAGAGATATGGAAGCGGAAGAAGTTCCCTGCCATTGAGATCATCCTTGAGTCACTCCAGAAGAGCATAGCCTCTGCTGATTGGCAAAAGGAGGGAGGCAAATTCATTCCCAACCCTAGCACCTGGCTAAACCAAGGCCGATGGGATGACGAAGGAATAGATCACTCCGTACTACGCCAGCAGATTTCCAAGCCAGTATTCAAGGAAACTACCAGTAGGGTAGATCACGAAGCATACAAGGCATGGAAGATTGAAGAAGGATACCCACCCCAATTCATTGATTCGACTTTCAATGAAGACCCCGAACCAGTACAAAAGAAATACCTAGCAACCATTAAAACAACATGATTATAATGCCATCCAATAATACTGGATTTGAATGCGGAAGGCTTTTTGGAATGTTTCCAGACCGACTTGCTCATCTTCATTCATGTGAAAGATTATCAGAACCCAAGCAAGGAATACCTTGGGCATTAGACAATGGTGTTTTTGGAGCCTTCACATCTGGTCGCACATGGTCAGAAGAACCATTCTATTCATTCCTTGATGCATACTCTGCTTGGAAGCCAATGTGGGCTGTTGTTCCAGATTGGGTTGGAGACAGGGACAAAACTTTAGAGCTTTGGAAGAAGCATTCTCCAGCATTAAAAGCATTTGGAATTCCTTTGGCATTTGCCGCACAAGACGGAATGACTCCTGATGATGTTCCATCTGATGCCGAGGTTGTTTTTGTTGGAGGATCTACATCTTGGAAATGGAGATCATTGTCTATGTGGACAAAAAACTTTCCTAGAGTTCATGTGGGTCGAGTAAACTCTAGGAGGCTTTTGGAAATAGCAGAGGAAAACGGATCAGAATCTTGTGATGGCACAGGATGGTTTCGTGATCCAAAACGAACCCAAGAACTTGAGGATTATCTCAAGTCAACAAAACAGCAACCACAACTATCATTATGAAAAAAATCATTTATGTTGCAGGCCCAATTAATGGATGCACTGATTCAGAATGTAAAGATTGGCGTTCTGAAGTAGCACAACACTACCCAAATATTATTGATCCAATGGATCGTGATTATCGAGGTAGAGAGACAGAAAGCTACAAAGAAATTGTTGAATTAGACAAAGAAGACATTCTTAAATCAAATGTAGTTCTTGTTAGATATGTGAAACCATCTGTTGGAACATCAATGGAAATTATTTTTGCATGGCAGAATCAAATTCCTGTTGTTGTTTGGACTGAACCAGATGTTTTTATATCTCCCTGGTTAATGTATCATTCCAGATTTATCACCTACACTCTTGAAGATGCTTTAATTTTAATTTCTGAACTGCCATGACAGAACAAGACGAAATCAATTGGGAATACAATCATCCAATTACTCACTCTCTTTTAATGGAATTGGGTAGGGATATTGTTAGATTATCCAAGCATCAACGAACTTTTATCCAAAAGGTAGTTGGTAAAATGGAGGAAGAAACAAAACAAGCAAAAGAAGCTCACATGAACCTACGCAACCATGTGATTTGGCACATAGAGAAAAACGGAAGTAAACCAGCATACACAAAATGAAAGCAGATAAATACAATCAAACATTCAAACTTTGGAAAGACTTCACATTTGAAGCGGCTCACCAACTCACAAAAGTACCACCAGGGCATCAATGTGGAAATCTTCATGGACATTCTTATAAAGTTAGGGTGCATTGTAAGGGAAAATTACGAGAGGATAGGGATTGGGTGGTTGATTATGCCGATATAGCGGCGGCAGTTAAGCCACTTATTGCAGAATTAGATCACTCTTTTTTGAATCATATCATTGAGGGTGAAACTACAGCCGAGAATTTAGCTTTCTGGATTGCATTCAAATTGCATACGAAACTTCGTTCTTTGTATGCAGTAGAAGTTTTTGAAACACCGACAACTTCTGTAATTTTTGAGCTATGACAAACATATACAACGAAGAGTATCAGAATTGTCTTGACCGAGAGAAGGAGTCTCTTTGTCAGGAGATAAGCAGACTAAATAGCAAGCTGGCATACCTAGAGAATGTTTTGAGCGAGATCCATCTCCTCAACTCGCTAGGCAAAAGCCTCAAGATCCATGATGCGGTGAATGCCGCTATTGATGTTCTCAAGTGAACGTACGCACCTTCACAGGGGTTTTATTACCTATCCTGTTGGTCGAGATCCTAACCAACTCTGCTTGGCTATACGTCTCCTACGATGCAAAGATCCGAGAGAATGTGTCACTTTCGTACACACTCTCCATCGTTGCAGGAGCATTGTCTGGTTTGGCTTGGGCATGGATGGCATTGAGCATCAAACAATCTGATGTTTACTTTGCCAACATCGCATGGGATCTGATCGTTACAGGCTTGTTCTTTACAATCCCAATCTTCCTATTCCACATCAAACTAGATATGCAGTCCGTACTTGGAGCATCCATTGCACTGATCGGATTGCTGATTATGAAATCATGAACGACCACGAAGAAATTATCCTATGTGCTAAAGCCGCTGGAGCCAATCCAGAGGCATCCTATTTCGTCGAGGCATTCCTCGTCGAGAACGCCAAGCCAGAGTTGACCATGCAACAGAAACTAGATCGTTCCAACGACCAGCGAGATCGTGCAGTAGCCATTGCCGATGGAGTCATGGCATGGGAGAACTTGGCAGACACACGCAAGTCCATGAAGGATCTTGCCGCATTAAAGAAAGAAATCAATGAGTAGTTCGATAGATAAAATACTTAACCAACTAGGATACGACACACCAGAGTTGCCACCAATCACCAAGAGGGAAGCAATCGAACAAGGATTGATCCAGGGAGCAGATAAGCCAAAGAAAGGCATATGCGGTAAATCCGTTTACACTTCTGCTTCCAAGTGTGATGCCGCTATCAAGCACCGACTAGAATCTGGATTCGGAGGGACTAGCTTTCTCCGTTCTTACTTCTGTGAGGAATGTTCTGGCTGGCATATGTCCTCATCCCATAATAAACTGAACAAGTGAACCCTCTGGAAGCTATAGGTCATGCCACATCAGTATTATTCCTGATAGGTATGATCCTGTTCTTCTGGATGATCTTTAAGAAAACAAGAAAGGTTTATCGTCGAGGCCAGAAAGCCCAAAGGCGTGAACGTAAATACAACAAATCAAAATGTTCCTAGCACTCATCTACACTGCAATCGCACCGATCCAACAACCGATCCAGCAACCTCAAACACAAACCATTTATGTGGCTAACCTATCTGCCACAGATGGCAGAGATGCAGGGGCGTACTACCAAGTCACAACACTTCCACAACCAGTACAGGAGCCAGCATACCGAATGACGTTACCAGTTATGGATTTGAATACCGATAACCAACAAGACCAATGATCAAGCAACCAACCACGCTTAAAGAATTAAAGAAGTTCCGCTATGCCGTAACGGAAAGCCTTCCCCAAGGACAGGCTTACGATCCAGCCCAATGTGCCATGATCGTCTATGAGAGAAAGAGACCCAAGTACCATTGGCAATGCTCTCGTAAGTCAGGGTACGGAGTAAATGGATTATGGTGTTCTAACCACGCAACTTCTATTGGATGAAAACAGCTTTAATAAGCCTTCATGCCAATCGCCCTAGATACTCTAAACAAGTATTGGATGCTATAGATCATCAAGCAAATGGTCTTTTCCATATCGCAAGCCTAGAAGATTCTTGTCCAGAAAAAGAAGAGATAAATACTATTTTATGTAATAAATCTTCCAATTATTCTGGAATGGATATTATTTTTCACAAAGGAATATCTCATACAAATAACAATTTAATCCATGCTTTAAATCACCTTATTTCATTGGGATTTGATTCTTATATTTATATGGAAGATGATACTTTGTTTAGTAAATCAGCAGTAAAATATCTCCAGAAGTATTACAGAATACACAAGAATGATCCTAAATTTTCTCATGTGGCAATAGGAACCCTAGAGGATGGTTATGAAGTGAATGAGAAAAATCTATCCAAGGTAAAATATGAGTATGATTGGTGTTCCCTATGGGGATACATGGCTCCTATAAAAATGGCTTATAGGTTATTAGATACAACTAGGCCAATCAAAACAAAAGAAGACCGAGAAGAAATAAGAGAAAACCACGAACTTGTATGGGACTTTTGTTATGGAGATTGGTTCAAATCACAAGCTATGTTTTGTATTACCCCTCTTATAAGTAGATTAAATAATATTGGCGTAGAGGGAGGCTTGCATAGCTTTGGTAAAACATGGGAATCCTGGGAAGGATTATGAAAACATTTGTTCTCCATTACTCAAAACTTGTTGATAGGAAAAAAAGCATTCTATCTCAATTCAAAAAAGAAAAAATAACCAACTTTGAATTTGTTGAAAGTTTCGATAAAAGTGAAATAAAAGAAATCTATGAAAAAAGATTTTCTAAAATACCCATTTCATGTGCTTCAATTAATCTTAAACATGAATATGCTTATCAAATAATTGCAGATAATTATCATGAAGCATTAATATTTGAAGACGATGCAATTCTTGCGGAGGATTTTATTGAAAAACTTAATTCATATATGGATCAACTTCCAAAAGATTATGATCTGTTTTTCATTGGCAATGGTTGTGATCTACATATTGAATCACACATAATTCAACATAATAAATTTGTTTATCCAAAAAGAAATGAACCTACTTCATGGGGAGGCATGGGTAGCAGTAGATGCACTGATAGTTATATTGTCAGCAATAAATGTTCTATTGTTCTAGCTGAATATATTTCAAATCTTAAACCAATTGACCTCCCTAGTGATTGGTTGCTTAATAAAGCCGCTGTTGATTTAAATCTTAAAGTATATTGGGCTGAACCAACTATAGTTACTCAAGGAAGTGCAAATAAAACTTTTGACATATCTTATGATTTGTAGTTTTAAGTTACATTCTTGCTAAAATTAGGACGCTTGAACTTTCCTTCATAATTAAGCGTTTCTAGCTCCAGTAATGGGAGCTTCCTTTCAGTCAACCATTCCCTAGCCAGCTTGCAGTTGCGTAGATTGGAAGGATCTCTCTGTAGTCCATCACCCTCCCACAAGGAAGGATGCCATTCATGGTAGATCAGATCCTCAATCTCTCTACCGCCAGCAGATTTGATTAGCTCACGCATGATGCGATCCCAACTATGCCGTCCTAGCACCATGTCAGGGAAGAGATGGTGATTCCTTCTCCACCATCCAACCCTCATAGCAAAGAAGTCACACCCTGCATACTTTGCTCCTGCACTGATGCGATCATATGGAAGAGGCTCATCTATCCGTTTGAAATCACGACGATAAGAATAAGCAGGGAGTGTTCCCTCTAGTCTCTGGATCAGATTATTGGCAATACAAGTGTCCGTATTGGTCAGCAAGAGTACCGCTTCATCGTTACGTCCAACACAAGCAAGGCGTAACATATCCTTGATCATGGGTATCCTACGAGTCTCTTGAGGTATAACTTCAGCCGAGGATCTTACAAAGCAGTTGTCATCCAAGCGTAGATCAACACATGGGATAGCTTGCCATGTCTTTGCCGCTAGATCATTACGCCTCTTCTCATCTCCAGTAGCCCAAGGCATCTTCTGATACACATGGACAATATCTGGATAGAGAATGGTAGGCTTATCCTTACGCCTGATCTTCTCCAAGATTCCAACCACATCTCTAGGGAAGTGCCTGTATCGTGTGTAGGATGCGTAGAATGGCCTCCACGCCGTCCCATGCCACATGGAGGGTCTATCTGTCACAATGGCATGAACTGGCTTCTCTGTGGCGTATGAGAGGTGTAGTGGCCCACTATCAGTCAAGATCATGGCATGGGTATTAGGATGATCCATAATACCAAGGAGATCATAGAACTTCTCCGCTTTGATCTTACCGAGATCGACGATGTGGAACTCTGAAAGTGAGTTGTTTAGGATCTCCCACAGCAATTCTTGATATTGAAATGGGGAGGAAGTGCCACCAGTTGATACTACAATCCAAGGCTTATCCTTTGGCAATCCCTTCACTAGCTTCTTCTCCCTCTTGGCATCCCTCTGATCGAATACTAGCTTTGGTTGCTTGGGCCAGAGATCCAGCTTGTTGCATAGTCTCCACGCATCCATCTGGAATGAATCACAGATAATCTGTGGCCCGACATGATTGCCGTACACTTGGCTAACGATCACATCCGTAATCCCAACTACTTGGGTAGTGATTACATTATCCTCCTTGAATTTCTCCAATGCACCCATGACATCCTCAAATGGCCCATCATAAATAATGGGATTGACATAGCTAACACCCTCTAGGATGTCAGCATAATCCTTGGATACGATGAGACTAGGCTTCTCACCCGTCTCATCAAACTCATTCTTTAGTACAGGGAGGAATGCACATATATCCCCGTAGCGTCCGAGGTTTAGATATGTAGCCACTACTCGTATACTTTACGGAATCTCTCTGGCTCTGGCTCTTCAGCCGTAATGACCTTCAGTGGAGGAAACTCCTTCTTCTCTTCTGGTTCTGGAGATTGCTCTTCAAGCGGAGGAAGCGGCCCATGCTCCTGCATATAGCGTCCTAGTTCAATGAACAAAAACCTACGCTGGTCAAGGAGATATGCCGTACAAGCCTGATAGAAGTTAATCTCTGGCATCTTCTTTGATTCACCCTCTTCCTTGATCTGTTTCAAGATAGGGTCTTCTTCAAAGTGGGAACGTAATTCAAGTGGGATGATATATTTTTTGCTCATAGTGGTTGCTAGGAATTAAAGAGTTACCGAAAGCCTTTCAGAAGGCAAGGATTAAAAACCTCCAGCACCAAATCCCTTACTTCCAAATCCGCTAGATCCAAACCCACCAGAGGAGCTTGATCGTTGTTTTGGTTTTAATGATTTTTCGTAATCAGCAATGTCAGCAGGAGTTTCAAGCCTTCCTCCAGAGAATGCGGCAGATGCCGCTTTTGCAACCGCTGGAATAATTTCTCTTTGAGTTGATGCTTCTGAAATTGGAATAGGAGCAAATTGTTCCTGGATGACTTCACCCCAAGTTAATCTCCTACGACCACGATCAGGTTGCTCTTTTGACCAAGGAACAACATTTCCAACATAATCCTTACCAGTTGCACCAACTACCATGTCTCTTACAATTGGACTAAATCCACTTCTAAAGTAACCATACAAAGCATTTTTCATTGCTTGCTCTTTACCTCCTTCAGCTTTCTCAAACCTATTCAAATCACCAAATATTGCATGATATTCTTGTGCTACTAAACGAGCAATACGGGTAAATGCACCAACGGTAGAAAATTGATAGCCAAAACCTTTGTATGCCAACCAATCGTTTTTCTTTGGATTGGTAAAGTTGATGCTCTGATTGCTTCCAGTTACAGATAGCAATGCTTGATTTGCTAATAAAGTTCCACCCAAATAGGCCAAGAATTTTGCTTTATTCTTTGCCTCATAAATAGCACTCATCCGTTCCTCTGGAGTTACTTTTGTAAATGGGTTTACCATTTTAGTAAATGTTCCAAGCATTCTGGCTGGATCTTGAATTAGCCATTTGAAGCGACTTGCAATAAGTTTTGGAGCAAAGAAAAGAACTTTAGTAATCGGGCTTTGAAGGATTCCAGCGGTTCTCTTTCCTCCCTTTGTAAATCCAGTAGCATTATTAATGCTGTTAGCAAGCATCTCTGCCATCTCTGGAGTCTTTTGTGTAATGCTCAACTTATTCCACGCCTGGTCAAACATATCCTGACGTAAATGGAACAAGGCATCGAATCCCCTGCCACCAGAGATTGCATTTAGAGCATTTGCCATAACGGAATCTCCCCTTTCCTTTGTGGCTCCTTCTCTTCTTACCTCTCTAGGATCATTTTCCAATCCTGCTCTTCTGGCAGTAATCCAATTAGGTCTATAAATCAAATCCTTGTTCTCAACGATGTTTTTAATCTGACCATTCTTTCCAGTGAAGCTATACGAGAAACCTTTTAACCATGCTTTAAATGCGGCTCTAGGGTGAGTGTAAATCGTAGTTGGTGCGTGAGTTCCAATGAATGCAGTCCCGTGACCAAAGATTGCCAGCTTGAATGTCTTTTCAGCCAATGCACCAAATGTCTTTCCAATCCAACTTGCCTTTTGGTTATCCAACCAACGCTTTGCATCATCCAAGGCCATTTGCCTATTACGTTGTTTTAGATACATTTCATCAGATGCTTTCTTTGCTCCTTTGGGAGAAGAGAACGCTTGCCTGATTTGATCGGGAAGTAATCCAATATCACTTGCCATGTCGTTAATCATCTTATCGTAATCCGACTCTCCCTTATCTAAATAAAATCTCTTGGCAGTCTCCCAAAGTGTCTTTACTTGTTCTGGATTTAACTTCTCGCCAACTTTACCTTTTTGGAATAGGTCAGCTTGTTTTGCTTTTAGTCGAGCATTGGAAAGTTCTTGTTTCTTATTGGCAAGATCAGCTTCCAATCCCTTGATCTCTTCATTAGTTATCTTTTCTACATCTTTCGGAGTTGAAATCTTTCCGCTGTTAATGTCATCAATCTTCTTTTGATATTGGGCGATACGCTTACGGAGATTATCAGCAACTTTTTCCTCTCCAATTTTCTCAACTGTCTTTGCTTTAGGCTTTGGTGTACGAGCAATCCTAACAGCTTTAACTGCTTTTTCTCCACCATCTTCACCAGCAATTAATTCTTTAGCTTTGGCATATCCTTCTTTTGCATATTGTTCTACTTCTGGCCCGTATTCTTTAACTAGCCTTGCAGTAGATTCAGCAAGGTTTAATCCAAACTCGCCAATGTACCCACGCAATATTCTTGCTACATCATTAATAATAGTCACATCAGGGAATGCACCCTGGTATTGGAGTTTTTGACGCAAACTCTTTCCAGCCTCTTCTGCATCGGCTTTCCATCTATCTACAATCTTTCTTGCCTGTTCTAAAACTTCTTTTCCATATTGAGGAGCTTGCTGATTCTCAAGATCCTTAATCTTGGCCTCATAATAAGCCTTCAACTCTTCAGCGGTCTGACCTTGAGCTTGCTTTACTTCTTCTAAATCTCTTTTGATCTTTTCATTCTCTTGATTAAGACGATCAATTTCAGCTTTTTGTTTTGCTCCAGATGCATCAGATAAATCAGCAACTTGCTGGCGAGATTCATCAACAGATACAGGAGTCTTTACTTCAACATCGGCAAGTCCAGCATCCATCGTATCTCTATGCTGTTGCTGTGCTTGATTTGACTCTTCAACTGTTTTATTAACCTTATCTGCAACTTTTCTGATTTGATCATGTTGAGATAAGGAAGGCTCTTCTCCAGTAATCTTGGTGTATTCACGGGCAATATCGGCGGCATCAGAAAGATCAGTCTCTCCCTGGAATGTCCTTAAAATATCTGAAGCAACAGTTCCAGCTTCACGCAACCCCTCATAGTAATCTTGGTATTGCTTTGCCAAATCTTTGTACTCTGGAGAGTTTGGGCCATACTTTTTCAGTGCTTCGCTAACCTTTTTGGCTAACCCTTGCACATATGCTTTAGCTGTTGCTAATCCATTAAAGTCACCTTGCCTAGCTTTTGCTAGGGCATCAAATGGATCTACTCCAGAACGCAAGTTTGCATTACCGATTTCCGTAATTCCAGCAATGGAAGTGCCTTCTCCAGCAGGGACAACGCTAGTAAGGATTCCTCTACGTTGCTGATCTTCTTGATCTTTTGTTCTGATTGAAATTTTCTCCCCTTCCCCTCCAGTAACAGGAGCAGGAGCAGGGGTTTCTTCTTTGCCGAATTTTTTCTCTACTTGCTTTGATAATTCTTCTTGAGTCGGTTCTCTTCCTAAAACCTTGGTCAAGTGTGCCGCAAGTCCTTTAGCGTATGTTTCTCTTTCGCTAGGAGGCTTTGTGCCATATTTGGTAGCCTGTTTCTCGTTGTGCAATTGGTTTGCACGACTCCATAGATCCTCCAAGTGGGGTTGAATTGCTTCACCAAATTCAGACAACATTTCCTTTGACCAAGCGGTGAAATCTTTTACTCCACGGGCAATTTTGAAAGCACCCTTGATTGCATATGCAGATAAGACTTCTGGATCAAGGCCGACATTAAGACGTTTCTTTGATTCTTTGATTATATTGTCAGCCCAGTCTTCAAGCCTTGATCTGCTTTCTTTTGATCTAGCAGATATATCTTCCGCATAAATCCTTCCTGCATGAGGCAATTCAGATGCTTTTTCAAGAATTTCTTCATCCGTATAAAGACCCTTTGTCTTTTCCTTTATTCTTTCGATTGCGTCATTTCTTTTTTGAATATCTCTACGCAACCTATTTCTAAAGGAAGCACCACCAAAATCACCTAATCTTTCAGCAAAAGTTCCACCCTCCTCTTCCATTGGAGTTGTAGCAATGTCTAAAATTTCATTTCCAGCTACATCAGTTGATTTATTTAGCTTATAGCTTACATCATTAACTGTTGCTAAATCCCTTAATGGTTCGGGCCATTTGGAAATTTTATGTAGATCATTAAAGGAGGGCAATTCAGAGGGATGAATCCTAACCCCAAACATATCTCTTGCCGCATCACTCCATGCAATTTTACTTGGAGTATATGCTTCTTCTCCTTCTTCTGGAGTTCCAGAATATTTTTTCCAAAGAGGATCTTCAATTAGATTATATTCTCCTGATGCGTGCTGACGAACTCTTCCCCAAATGTTTTCAAGATGTGGTTTAATTTGTTCTCCAAATTGCTTAACCATTTGTTTTGACCATCTCGCAAAATCATTAGTTCTTACACCCAAGAAATGTGCTGATTTTACTGCATATGCAAATAACAGTTCTGGATCTAATCCCGTATTAAGACGCTTCTTTGATTCTTGGATCGTGTTATCAGCCCAGTCTTCAAGATTAGATTTTTTCTGTTCTGAAGATTCACCAAAATCAAATGATCCAGTAAGAGTATCTTCTCGTCTTGGCTCGGTCTCTGGTGGTGTGGATTCCGTTTCACCAATAAGACCAAATGGCATTTCTTTCTCACCAAAAAGATTTCCCTCTCCAGTAGTTTCAATTGTGGGTAATGCTGGCTTCTTTATTCCCAACTCTTCCTTGATGTCATCATGTAGCCAGAATTTTGCATACTTGTCTCTCTGTTCTTTTAATTCAGAAATACGCTTTTGCAAACCTTGGGGGTCTTTTACATCAACTCCCAATTTAGCGGCGGCTTCTGGATTCCTAGCCGCACCTTGTACTGCTCTAATTTGTTCCGACAATTCATTTGCCCTAGCACTTGCGGCTTTGGAAATTCGCATTGCCTCCTTGATGAAGGATTCATCTTCTCCAAAAAGATTAGTCTGCTCCTCATTTCCTCCTGTTTTTTCTTTAAGCAGTGCAATGTATCCAGGTAATTCCTCGGCAGATAATCCCTTTGACGCTCCAATTGCGGCTCTTTGAAGAGCAGGATCATTTGGTGCAGATTCAGCTATTGCGGCGGCTTTTGCCTCACTTATTTTTCCAGTGCGGAAGAGTCCGTAGAGATCGTCTTCAGAATATCTGCCGATTGAGAAGCCGTTCTTTTGTTTAGAGCGAGAAAGGAGGCCTCCCTGTTGGGCATCTTCCTTGGTAATTGGGTCATTGCGGAAGTATGCCGCAAAGTCTTTAACTGATCCTTTTTCATCTTTAATATTAAGTTGTGCATCTTTTACAAGAGCGTCTTCTTTTGTGAAACCATCTGCTTCACGATGTATTTTAATCAATATCTCTGGCACTTTGTTCGCCAAAGCTAATTGCCAACGATGGCGACCGCTGATTACTTCACGATCTCCATTAAGTCTTTCCCAAATGTGTACAATTCCAGCGGCCTCTGGATCGTATTTTCCTTTGAGTTCTTCTCCTGCAACAACTCCAGTTATTGGATCTGCTCCTTCTTTGAAGTTTGGAACATCCTCTGATAATTTTAGTGATTCTGGATCAACATAAGCCAAATCATGTTTTGCCATCTGATCTGGTGTTGGCTCTGGAGTGATCTTTTCTTCTTTTGGAGGTTCTTCTTTTGCTTGGACTTGGGTAGTTGCGGCGGCTTCTGGGCCTGTCTCTACTGGAGCTTCTATTTTTTCTGGAAGATGGGTTGATTCAGCTACGGGAGCTTCGGCTGGTTTCTGTAATTCATCAATCTGTTGCTGAATCAATTCGTACTGCTTTGAATTCGGATCAAGCTCAAATTGCTGTGAAGCAAGGTCGAGTATTTTTTGAGAATTATCTGTTGTGGCAGGAGTCTCATTAAGTCGATCAATCAAATGCTGTGGGTCTTCAGATAGCTGTGATTTGATTTGGTAAAGCTCTCCAGTTCCGATTTTGTTGGTAATGTCTAAAGGAATGTCAGAAATAGAAACAGATCCCTTTTTGGACAAGATAGCTTGTAATCTCATCGCCAGAAGCTCTTGCTCATCTTGATCAATTCCAGCAACATCAAAGATTCCTTTTATGGGTCTTGCTTCTTTTTTGGCAGCAGTAGTCTCTGGCGTAATTGGAGTCTCTCCAGATTTAGCCAACTCCTCTGGTGTTGCGGCAGGAAGATTAATTACAGGAGAAGGAGTCTCATGTAATTGATCAGCATTAGCTGTAATCTGTGCCTCTTTTTCATTAACCAAAGGATTAGAGGACGGAGCAACCTCTGGAGTAATGCCACCCAGTTGAGCATCAGCGGACTTCTTTGCTTCTGCTCTAGCTTCCAATCCAGCTCCTAATCCATGAACAGCACCAAACAAAATATCAGGAACCGCTTGTTCAACATTTGGTAAAAATGACTGTCCTTGTGCCGCCCTCAATCCACCAGAGACTCCAAGGTTTACGCCAGTAGCGGCGGCTCCGCCAATCAATCCTTGTGTTAGGGGACTTGCTCCCTTAAACAATGCACTGGTTGCCTCTCCAGCAATCGGCCCAAATACCGCATATGGTAAAATTGAAGCGGCAGACTTTTGTGCCTCCTTGCTTGCGGCTTCATGACCAGCGGCATCAAGCTGTGCAGGATCGGTAACTCCCTGCTGTTTTAATTCGGCAACCTTGGTATCATATGCCTCCCCATAGGCTTGACTTGCGGCCATTGTCGCCATTGTAGGAAACGCCAATGGCCCAGTGAGCATTCCAGGTGCAAGATCAATAACCCCTCCGATTCCCCTTCCGATCTGTGCCGCTGTGGATGTGTCCTTTTGAGATACTCCCAAAGCAGGAAACATCCCAGTGGCTTGCTGGCTTAATGCTCCAGCTTGCTGACCAAGCTGTTGTCTTTGCTGGATTAATTCTTGTTGTTGAGTATCAGAAGCATATTGAGGAAGTTTAAGCGTCTGCTCTTTCTGTGCTTGAAGATCACCAATTTCCCTTTGGAGATCGTTAATCTGATTTCCATATTCAGCAGTAGAAAATCCTTGCTTCTTAACAATCCCTTGAATGGCATCCAAGGATGCTTGCCTATCAGCAATTGCTTTATCAAAAGCAGATTTAGCTTCTTGAGTAGTTGCACCACGCTGGAAAGGAGCATTGACTCCAGATATATCTGTTACTGGTGCGGCTCCTGCTCTCTCAAACCCACCAGCAGTTTGGATTGCACCAGCGGCGGTCTGTGCGGCGGCAGATCTAACCAAAGCACTATACCAAGGCATTGATGAGCTAGTTACAGCAGATGGCCCAATGCTTCCTTGACCTCCAATCATTTGAGATCCATAACTACTTTGTTTTGGTATCAGATCAGAAAATGGATTTTCTGTAGCAACACTCTGATTTGCTTGAGTTGGTATAGTCTGATTTGAACCAGGTATTAAATCTGAAAAAGGATTTTGTTCTTGTTGATCTTCAGCAGATGATTTTGGAACTTTTCCATAATTGGATAAAAATCTCTTTAGTTCTGCTGGACTTTTGGGAATCTGATTAAGGGGAATTTGATCAATAGGAATAAGATTCGCTTGTCCTGATTCTGCTCTGTAATCAGATGGATCTTTGTAAATATCAACTACATTTGGATTTCTATTTCCATGCCTATCAGCGGCAATATATGCCTCTCCTGTATCTTTATTTAAGAATACAGTTCCTAATGGATTTACCGATGGATTTACGGCAACAACTCCTGATGTTAGCTGAATATTGTTTACACCCAATCCTTGTGCCGTATATGGATCATATGACTCATCAGCACCACCCACAGCGGCAGGGATGCTATAAGAAGTAAATGGGGTAGGAGCAGGAGATGCATCCCCTCCCGATGACCCACCATTGGGAATTAAATCGGCAAATGGATTTTCAGCCATAGGTTAAACAGGCTGTTCTTCTTCCTCTGGTTGCTCTTGTGATACATTAGAAGGAACCACTGGTTGAGATGGTGCAGTTGTTGCCGCTGGAATCATTCCACCAGTATTAAAATTTGGATTAATTTGCATTCCAGATGGAGTAGCCATTGGAGAAGCTGATGGTGCAGATTGCTGTGCAGGAGCAGTGGGAGCTGAAGGTGCAGTTGAAGGTGATGTAGGCTCTCCTGCTGATTGAAGTCTTTTAAGAACAGCGTTTCGATCTGCCCCTTGTGCAATTGCATCTTTTGCATGAAGAGCATTTTCAAAGTTCGGATCGCTAAATCCAGGGCGGTCTTTTTTAAGTGCAACGTATTGATTGAGTTTCTGTTGGAACAATTGAGCGTTATCCATGTTTTTTCCAGTTACCCAATCAGATAACAAATCTTTTGCACCAGTAACATCTTTTCCTCCATTCCATAAATTCATTGCTCCTGCTCTATATTTTTGAAGCATTTGAGATGATTGACCACCTGTTTCTGGACGAGCAATTGGATTCCCACTTGCGTCTACTGGATGAGAAGCATTTGATGAATATAATCTTCCTGCATAATTTAATGCGGAACCTTGTAATCTAGCATTAGCCAATTCTCTAGCTCTAGCCATTTCGCTAACTTGTTGCATTCCAGTAATAAATTGATTGGACAAATGTTGAGTCAAAGGATTTTGACCAGCAAGGCCAGCGGCTTGAATTACATCTGACATACCACTTTGATCTCCACGGGCAACTTTTTGCATTCCATTAGCATATTGCTGTTGGATCATAGGCAACATTGCTTGTGCCGATTGCGTAGCGGCATGAGTCTCAATAGCATGACCAATCTGTTGACCAAGACCAGCAAGTTGATTGGCAATATTTGCATTGCCAGATTCAATTGGAGCGAAATTATAATATCCTAATGCCATATCATCCAAAAGTTAGACCGCTAGTATAGTTAAGAGCAGGATTTAATCCACTACCAAAACTTGCTCCGCTTGAATAAATAGATGGTAACGCCCCTGCTGATTGTGCAAATGGTGTGCTTGCGGCTGGATTTGTATATCCAGTTCCCATAAGTGTGGTTTGTGCCCCTTGTGCTGGATTATAAGATGCTCCAGTTCCCATACCACCATAATATTGCCCCATTATTCCAGCATTCATGAGTGCCCCTCCAGCACTTCCTAAAGCACCAAGTCCTTGTGCAATTCCTTGAGTTCCAGCTTGCTGTGCCCCATATTGGTTCATTGCCGCTTGATATTGATTTTCAGCTTGCGTTGCTCCTTGACCAGCGGCATATCCTGCCAATTGAGTTCCAGCACCAATTGCACCAAGTCCAAGTTGAGTTGCCGTTACTGGTGAAACAACCATTGTATTAGCAAGCTGTTGCCATGTAGGGGCGGCACTCAATCCATATTGGGAAAGACCAAGGCTAGTCTGACCAAGATTACGAGCAAAATTTTGTGGAGCTTGTCCACCACCAGAGAAAAGATTGAATCCACCACCAAGGTTCTGTGCTACTTCACGATTGATATTCTGCTGAACATCAAGAGGAACTTGACCTTGGATGTAGGAATTAATTTGACGGAGTGCTTCTTCCCTTTGTGCAGAAGATCCAGGTGTAACTTTATTCTGTAGGGCAATCTGTTGTGCAGTTGCTTGTGGTGCAAACTGCATTCCCTCTTGTGTGGCTTGATTAAAAGCATTAGATCCAAAACCCAATGCTTGAGGAGCCATTTGAGCAAACTGTTGTTGCTCCAATCCTAATGCTTGTTGAGGATTATATCCTGGTGCTTTCTTTGAAGCGTTATAAATACCTAAACCAAGGCTTCCAATTCCACCAATTGCCGCACCAGCCGCACCAATTCCAAGTGCTGTAGTTGCACTCAATCCCAAGGTTTCAAACACAGGCATTTTACGATGCCTATGCTCTGCAATAGTCTGTGCTGGCGTTATAAATCTCATGCGAGTTGTAGTTCTTTATGAATCAGACTTGGGCTTACATTTTTTTTCCACATACTAAATTCTGGTTTAGATGTGTCAATTAATGGATTTTCGTTAGGTTCAGACAATCTTATCACCATTTCATCTGGATCTTCAATATTATCTGGATTTGAGTGACAAGTTACCCAAATAGTATCTTCTATATTATAAAGAAATCTCTTTGTCCCTGGTCTTGTAATTCCCATATCACCAGCTTCATAAAGTGCCTCTCTCTCAAACTCACCATTTTCTAATGCTTTAAGAACAGCAACTCTTCCTTTAAGGATAAAAAAAGGATGCGTTGTTTTATGTTTTAAGGAAACAACCAGACTTCCTGCTGGCATTAAAATTTTACGGGTATAAATTTCTGGCGTAAAGAAATGTTCTAATGGACATTGCACTTGCGGAGCATTTCCAATTTGATGCTCAATCTTATCCATAGAATTTATTTGGGATATTTCTTTCATATCAATAAGGCCATGCCGCACCATCATCCCACGCATATGTAGGAATCAAAGCATTAAGCATCATGTTATTTTGGAATTGCCTAATGGCACTACCAGTAGGCTCTTCTCTGTCAGCAGTCTCTCTGTTGACTTCAAAGATAGCGTTCTGGAGGGAAACATTGTAAAGCTGATCACTACCCTTGTTCTCACGATAGACAACTGCCATTACAGCAGAGATCATTGCCTCTGGAGTAAATTCTACTTGCTCATTGAGATCGGTAAGATCGTAGTAATTTTTCTTACAATAAAGAATTACCGAATCCTTTACCTTACCTTGGATGAAGTACCTACGGAAAGATGGGTTGATGTCGTAGGGTTGGTAAACCGATAGCAACATCCTTGCACTATTATCTACGTCCCATGAGTACAGTCTGATGCGTCCAGCAGTCTGTGACTTCGTGCAAGCAAAGACAGTCTTGAAGAAATTAACGGAGTAAGCAAACGATGGAGCAATTCCAATAGTAATCGTCTCGCTGATGCGTGTGCCGTATGCATCCTCACCAAAGAAAGTAATCTGCTTTCCTGCATCAAGGGGAGACTCGGCTTCTACTGCAAGCTGATAAGGAGCAATATCATAGTTCTGGAAGGTAACGTGCTTGCCTCCCACCTCAATGAATTTCTTGTTGCCACCATTCCATGCATACCCTTGTCCCCAGCCGTTTCCATAACCACCACTGGCGGCATCACCCCACGAATCTTGGGGGATACTCTGATACCATTCGTTACCCAAGGAGACAGGATTTCCATCAATCCACGCAAGCCTGACTTGCTTGTATATGCTAGGCAGAGTCAATAGCTGATTGACGCATTTGATGCATACATAATCACAAGTGGCATCGCTATCGGTTTTGTTCCAAAGCAGACTACGAGCCTTGTTCATGTACTGAAGCTGTACCGCTTGATTGCAAGTACCACTATTCCCTGCATAGGGACGGATAGTGTTCAGTATGTATGCAACGTCAAATAGCATTAGATCATTTCTCCACGGGTTATCGGATGACCTACTAGAGAGCGAGTCATAGGACGTTTTGGGCCAGTAGTGGTCTTCACATCCGTCAGTTTGATTGACGGAGATTGCTTGACCTTGAGCATTTTGCTCCTCATCGCCCCGATTTTAGGGAGCTTTGGAAGAGCCATATTACAGGAAGTCGCTATTGAAGGGAGTACCCTTACCCATAGTAGTCTCATTAGCTGGCCCACCTACAGAGAATGCTCTCTGGTTGGACTCACCAATGGACTTGATACGAGCTGTACGAGCGTCCTTGTACGCACGAATGGTAGGAATATCTCCCTTGATCTGCACCCTCTGCATAGGTTGAGGGGTAGCATGATCGGAGACAATGCCCCTTTCGGTGTTGTCGTATGTGTATTGTTCGCCAGCCATATTACTTCTTGGAAGAACCACGACCTGGGGAAGTGGGTTCGGGCTGGAGTTTGCCAGCGTAGAAAATTCCGCTGAACTCCGTACCCTTTGGATGATTGCTCATCCCTTCTTTGATGGTTCCACGAGTGGACATTCCATCGCTCTGAAGTTTAGGCTCTGTTGCCCTGTTGATGTCTTTAGCCATATGTTTAGTTTGTTGTTAGTTTAGTTAGGTTGATGCGATAGATTGAACTGACCAGTTTACTTTAGTGTAATTTGTAACAGTTGGAAGAACAATTTGGAAGCCAGTAGTTGTTTGGCTACCATCAATAATAGACCAAGAATTAGCAGGAGCAGTAGTAGTTCCTGATGCACTCACAAAATAAGCTGTAATAATGTAACTTGTATTTGGCATTGCAGTAGCAAAAGTAACAATATTTAACCCCGAAGTTGGAGATGAAATTGTTCCACTTTGAACATTAACAGCCAAAGCATTGTACTCATTCTGAAGGTTTTGGATATTCTGATTGATCGTAGCAATCTGTGCAGGAGTAACTTGCCCAAGGCCAGGGATATTTACCGTACCGTTATTCAGATACAACTGGATAAAACTGTTAAGAATATCACTCCACTTACCCTCTGGACAATAATTGCTAGGGACAGTTGGGAAAAGCAGTTGTGCTGGAGAACTCTGGTTCTGCATAATTATTTGAGTTGTAACCTTATTTTAAGTAATTAGCAATCCTTTTATCCAGAGACAGAAGATATGGCAGTTGGAAGGGGAACTATACGATAGTAATCAAGATCAGGTTGGCAAGGGCATTGCACTGGTTCTGGATCATTATAGAAAGTATCAGGACAATCTCCAGCAGGGAGATCCAATGAGTCATTGAAGATTCCAGAGAGACGAACCCTATCCACAATGCAAGCTCCTGTAATGTCTATCTTGAATTGGAACTCGGCTCCCTCTTGTGGGGAAATCTGACCAAATGTTTCGCAATCGTTAATGTCAGGAGATGGGAACTTCAACTGCTGATAGCGAGGTTGAGATATTGCTGGAACACATCCAGAAGTGATAGGGGTACATTCATCCAAACCAACCGTTATGGGTTGAGAGAGAGTAAAGAAACAAGCATAGGAATCTGGACGATACTCACAAGCCACAGTAACAGCTTCCTTGAGATTGGAGATCCAGACTTCACCACCAGCAAGTTGCTTACGAACGAACTTTGATGCACCTGGGTTTGGCGTAAAATCATATCTCTTGGTAATAAAATACGAACCAATTGGAACACTTCCGTATTTTACGGAGTAATCATCTACGCCAGTAAGCAACGAGCTACTACTCTGAAGTTCGTAAAGACGATTAATATTGTCAGCATCAAATGAGAAAGCAAACCCACGTTGGACACCATTGATTTGAGCTGTGGATAATTGAGTAGGTTGTGGGCCTTCCCATAGACCATTCCATCGTGTAGGCATGGATGCATCTGGAGATATCCTACTTTCTTGTTCAACGTCTAGGACAATCATTGCCCTACTAGGACGATGCAATCCACAAACAGATGGATCAGCAGTAGAAACAGTGAAAGGAGATACGGTTGCTATGAGTCGATTGTCAAAGAACATTGCACTCTCAAATTGCCTCAACCAAGGAGTATCATAGTTTACCCAAGGCTGAACTTCACGGGAGATTTTACGGAAGGAAAGAGCCTCATAGAAATCTACTTGAGCATTGTTGTAGAAAGCCCATCCATCGTCACAACGGAAATAGACATCGTTGTTGACTCCAGTAATGCTCCAAGGGGATCTGCAACCACGACCAATAAGAGAAACCTTCTGGATGTTGTTGGCTTGCCATGTTGTGCGATCTTGGGAGAGATCAAGAGTAAATGATCCGTTCTCACAGAATACTACAAGCTCACCTTGACCACGCACATTGATGTTGAGGGACGGCATGATCCTCATGCCTGTAATCAATCCAAGATTAGCAGGGGGAGTAAATGAACCACCTTCTTGCCAATAAGTTTGCTCGGTAAAGTTTTGGGTGTTGGATGTCGTTGTGAATCCGTTTCCGTAGATGATGTCAGAAATGTAGATGTTGTTGTTGGCATCACTCACTGCTACACGACCGTAGGCATATGCCATGATTGTTCCAATCGGCATCTGTTGCTTAACAGGGTTAAGTCTAAAACAAGTATTTGGTTGTGCCGCTGTGATGGTTGTATTGCCAGCGTTAGTTGTAGCAATATTTGACCAAGGAGTAGATGAACCATCTGGAAATACGCTACGGACTTGGAACTCGTATTGAGTCGTTGAATTAACAGCAGAAAAACTATATCCAACCTGTCCATACGAAACTATGGCAATCGTACTAAATATTGTGCTACCAGATTGAACTTGAATTTCGTTTGAAGCCGCACCAGGAGCATTATCCGTCCAAGTTAAATTAATAGTTGTAGATCCATTTCCTTGTGCTTGGAGATTTGTTGGAACACCAGATATATCTCCCGACCATGCAATAGGATCTTGGTATCCGTTTTGGATATACATCCAATCTTCAGCTTGAACAAACCATGTATGCATCATGGTTGGATCATTTCCATCAATGAGTTTGTAAAGAGTGCCTACATTGTTAACGATAGAAACAAAGTAAATTGTTCCTGCAACTGAAACTACAAACCCATCTAGTGAGCCAGATTTGATTGCCTTGTAAGGCCAAGCACCTTGGAAGTTTCCAGTTTGGAATGCAGTAAGGATAGATGGATCTTGTCCATATGCTGGCGTAATTGGGATCTCCGTAAATGGAGGACGAGTAGCATTTACTCCTTGTCTAAAAGATCGGTTTACGCACGATGAAACATATTCCGCTGGAAGGATTGACGGATGCGTTTCCGCATCCATTCCAATCGTTATCGTAGAACCATCGTAGACTCTGCCATCGCTCGCCATTTTTGGCTAGATTTTTATGCAGTAAACCATTGCAAGGTTTACAGGACGAGTTTCTGTTCCGTAGCGAGGAGTTCCATTTGTTCCATCAGTAATCTCGCCGGTCGTTGTTTTAGCAGATCCAGTTAATCCAGATCCAGATCCACCAGCAAATGTATTTGATACCGCAGTTCCACTATAAGAATGTTCATGTCCTTGGAAATTATCAGCTTGGATGGTTCCAATAGTTCCAGCGGAATATGTTACACCACCAGATGTTTGAGATCCAGCACCACGGATAAACAAACCAGATAGGTTTGGAACACCAAATGTTCCAGTGCTTCCTCCATAAGTATTACCTAACAATGCTCCAAGGGTAGGATATACCGCTGTTGTATATACTGAACCATCACACAACAACCATCCAGCAGGAACAATACCAGTAGTTACATTATAAGCAAATGGAAGAACAGCACCAGATGGCACACTGGTTCCTGTGATTGCAGTAGCGGCAACTGCATAAGGATTGCCATTGGCATCAAATGATACTACCTGTCCAGAAGAACCAGTAAGTTGTGCCACACTTCCAAGGGTTCCGCTTACACTTGGCCTATAAACCAATCCTTGTGATGGAACAATATTCTCAATCGTTCCCCATGCAGTTGTAGTTCCACTAGGTGATATAACGGGGAATTGAGTTTCAGAAGATGTTGAAGGCTTAAATGCAACAAGCTGACCAGTAGGAGTAGTTCCTTGAATTGCCCCAACTATTGTAGATGATACTTGATTTGAAGAAACTATAGAAGCAGTTCCAGTTCCAGATCCCACTCCTGTAGCAGTAAATGTAACACCTACTGTATTTGCGGATGCTCCAATAGAAGTCCAGCTAGTTGTACCAACAAAAACAATGGTATAAGAATTACCAGCAATGATATTTTGTGCTGGATAAATAGCACCGTTACTACCTCCCAAGAAAATAGGATTACTTGAAGATCCATCTCCCCAATTTACAAGTCCAGTTGATTGATTGTAAGTAAGAATGCTATTTGATAAAATAGTAGGTACAGTGTACTTACAAGAAGAGTAATCCTCACCAACTACACGCTGGATCACACCCGTACCAAGAGCTGTACAAGTTGTGGGGAAATTAGGGTTACAGGCTGAAGGTGCGTATTGGACGGTGTTATCACATCCACACCCACCGTAGTATCCCGATCCAGTATTGTTACATCCGCAAGCCATAGTTTTTTAGTTGTAGTTGGTTTTTAAGAAAAGATCAATAGTTATGTAGTATATGTGCCGTTACCAGTAAAAGTCAAAATGGTGTTTCCTGCTCCATCAGATGATGGTGTGGCATTAGTATAAACACCAGAGAAATATTGATTAGGAATAGAAAGTATGGCAACTCCCTGTACTGCTGGCGTTGATCCAACTCCATCTATACCACCATTCCCTCCACTTCCATATCCACCCCATCCCGTACCATTGGCTCCTGCTACATCATTTCCAGCACCTCCACCTCCAGCAGAATAATACTTGGATGTTCCAGTAATAGAAGATTGGTATCCTGTTCCTCCTGTGCCACCGACATCAAATCCTGTAATTCCATTAACATATCCAATAGAACCAATACTTGATGCACCACCACCCCCTCCTCCACCATGAATATTTCCTATTGCTCCAGAAAATCCTTGTGATGCTATAGATGATCCTGCTGATCCAAATCCACCACCACCCCCTCCTCCAGAGCCACCATTTAATCCAGAAGAATTACCAGATTCTCCACCACCACCACCACCTCCGTAAGCAATTATATTTTGAGATGCAAAAGATAAAGTTGTATTTCCTCCAGTTTTACCTGCACCGCCATTTGATCCATTTGATCCAGCAATTCCTACTGATACATTAATTATATTTGTACTGCTTAATGCAATGGATGATGTCAATATACCTCCACCACCTCCACCTCCTTGTGGACTTCCTGTAGAATCACCGCATCCTCCTCCTCCACCAACTAGAAGATAATTAATAGTAATACTGGCAAAATATCTTAATTTAGACAAAACCCCTTGTGCTGTGGCACACAAAAGAAATGGTGCGTTAGACACATTGGAATGCTGAATGTAGGGAAGATTAATTGGAAGCTGATTACTTCCATCTGCAACGACAAACTTCTGTCCATCCCAAGTAACAAGGGAGGGATTAGATCCAGGGACTATTGGGTATTGGTTTCCACACCCACAGAAGTTGGTTGTGCCATACATGGGTTATCGCATTCTACGAGCCGTAAGATAACAAGCAATGCTTACATTTCCAGAGGTAAACAATGGAGCTTGAGCAAAAGCATAAACTGTGCCTCCTGTATTTTGAATAACATTTACAATTGGACTACTTAATTCTGCAACAAAAGTTACACCAGATAATGATGTAATTATTGGATATTGAAGTCTATTTGAAATTACAGGAGTTCCTGTTGCGGTGCTTATTCCTGCTATAAATGCAGTAGAAGTTGATGTTGTAATGTTACTGCTATTAAATGAGAATACAGCAGAAAATTGCCAATCTCCATTGGTTAATGAAGGAGAAGAAGCTGATGTAATTGTTAACAACTCTTGTTGTTGACCAGATGTAAAAGCTACGTTTCCAGTTGACCAAGAAAGAACTTCTCCCACAAATCCAGTAGTAGCCGAAGTAACAGTTCCACTTACTCCTACAATTCCTGTCTGCCAAACAGTTGCAGTAGCACTACTATTTGTGGCTAGGATTTGATTTGATGTACCAATTCCAATGTTATTGTTGAAAAGATAATATCCTAATTGTCCATTTGAATCTGCTCCCAAATACCTATTTGCAATACCAGATACTTGTTGGACGTTTGGGAGATAAATAGGAGCTTGGATAGATCCATCACCAAAACGAGTTACAGAACCATCATAAATAACCAAGGATGGGTTTTGGGGAATGTTTAACCTATTAATCTGGCTACCATTCTGCCACACAAGCGGCCCAACTCCTTGGCTTGTAGGAGGGATAATGCTAATTGGGACTGTATTGTAGCAAGACATATTAAACTATTTGAGATAGAGGAACTAACACAAATGTTCCAGTTGCGGTAAGTCCCACAACATATTGGATATTGGAAGCATTTGATTGTTGAAGATTTGGGAGGGAAATTGGGTTTTGGGTAGATCCATCTGCAACGACAAATGTTTGCCCATTCCATGTCTGGAGAGATGGATTAGGGGGCGTAGGCACAACATAGGAGTTATTTGTGCCACAACACTGTCCATTGTTATAATTCATTAGGCAAAGGTTTGGATCATCTGCTGGTCACGGGACAACCAGCCTCGGAGATTATTACGCAAATCAGGTCTTCTGTCAGCTATTTCTTTGTAATGCTGATCATTGTACTGACCAATCTTGATTGCTAGTTGGTGAGCATCCTCTTGGAATGCCGCTTGCTCTGTATTGGAACCAATCTTTCCATCAATAGCAATGTGGACACCAAGTGCATTTATTGATTCTTGGAGTATCTTGAATGCCGTTCCGTATCCCTCGTTGACAGCAATATTGGCTACCTCTTCTCCCACGCCTACGGGCAGGAAATCGGCTCTGGATTCAGACCAGTAATAATCATGGTAGGTATCAGCTATCCATTCTGGCGTAGGATTGTCAGGCAAATGATCATCTTTTTGGGTAAGCCCACAGAATGTAATCCCTGCACCATCGTGATCATCTTCCTTGAGGATATTGCCCTGATGGTCAACAGTTGCCTCGACGTTGCAGATGAACTTCAACCAATAGGTAAACCGTGTTGTGTATTTACCATCAGAATAATCTATGATGTCTTGAATTTT